TCATCCTCTTCTTCATCCTCCTCCTGATGACGCCGGCGGTGGCTTTGCTGCTGTTGCTGCTGTTGCTGCTGTTGCTGCTGGGCCTTGCGGTGCTTGATCTCCCGTAGTTTGTCCATGGACACCTTTTTGGGGTCAGCAATGTGCCGAAACAAAGAAATTTGAGAGCCGGTGGTGCTCCCTAAAGACAGCGGCATTTTTCCTTTTTATGTTCCACAGGGTTAAATAAATTTATCAATTTTTTTATTCCAATATTCCTCAAACGAATTTTTTTGATTGAGATTAACTAAAAACATGAAAAAAAGTTACTACGCACTCTTGGTTATTGTATTTGTATGCTTGGTAATCATGCTGGCTCTGGCAAGCACCGGCCGGATTGTAGCCAAAAAAAATAAACTATTTTGTTCAAAACAAAAGACACAAAAACCATGGGGTCTTTTGGGAGCAAGCAGGACACGTTTTTAAGTTTAGATCCACCACTTCCCACCACGGCTTTAACCGTTGTTACCTACAACACCTTTTTGAGGCCACACATTGTTCAGAATGATGCGCAGCAGCAGCGGGCTCAGCTCATACCTGGCGTGTTGGCCCAGTTTCAAGCTGACATACTATGTCTACAAGAGTGCTGGAGTAAGTTTGCAATTCATCAACTACTCAAGGGCTTGTCCAACCTGGGTTATCAGTACATTGTTCAAACAAAACAAGTGACATCACTGAAAGTGTTGCACGCCGGTTTAGTGACTTGTAGTAAGTTTCCTATCATCAAAACCCTGTTTGTGCCGTTTGACACCTGCTCCGGAACAGACTGTCTAGCCACAAAAGGTTTTTTGTACTCTCAAGTCGCCCACCCAATACTGGGGACAGTGCATGTGTTTAACATTCACTTGCAGTTTGTAACAGCCACACGTCTAAAGAGTAGTGACTTTAAAAAACTAAGAGTGCAGGATGACCAGTTGCAAAAGTGGTACCACTTTGTACAGTCTCTAGCGTTGCCACAAACAGACATTGTGTTGCTAGCAGGTGACTGGAATTTTGATTGTGTAAATAATGAAAACGAGTTTCAAGCTTTATTGCAAAAATTAAGAGTACAGTTACCACAAAGAGTAGGTGCTCAAACCGTGTCTGTAGACCCATCTCAAAACTGTTTAGTGGGAAGAGGCAATGAAGCCCGCAAGTACGGGTGTGTGGATGTGTTATACACAGGTCAAACATGTGAGTGCTGTCCTAGCCGATGGGTGGATTTTGTGGTGTACAGCATTCTAGGGAGGCAGCCCCTGCAGTCTTTTAGTAAAATCATGCCTGTGAGCGTGCCTGCTTTTTCAACACGCTGGATGGAGGGATGCACACAGCTGTCAGATCACTACCCTGTTCTTTCAACGTTACAATTTTAAGAAGAGTCAGGTTTAAGAACAAGTGCCAGAATGAACAGGGTTAAAGCAATCACCTCTCCAACCACAAGTCCTGCAACATGACCTTGTTTCTTTTGAGACACTGCAAGCCAAAGACCCAAAGGTCCCAATGCAAACAGGCTGAGCCCACTTGTGACGGCGGATGTGGCCTTGCAGGCTTTAATGGCATCAAACTCCAAGTCCGACAGGCTCACCTCCGCAATAAACAGCGCCAAACTGACTACAAGCAGTGCCACCATAACGTAAGTAAACACTTTCAAGTTCTTGGGGTTTCTGCTAAACACGTCAGCCATATTTTTTTAACAAATAAATCAGATTATAAAAAACAATTTTATGAAAGACACAGACCTTGTCAGAAGACCTGTCATGATTAGGCCGCAAAGCGGAGACCACCCAGACCGTACTTGAACCGCAGGATGTTGTAGTTCTGGCACAGCACCAGGATGGACACATGCGAGTTGGGGCTGGGGTTAGTGGCGCTGGGCGCCACCTGGCTGTTCTGAGGCCCAATGAAGCATCGGCGGTCCACCTTGAACTGGATGCACGCATTGTCAATACGGGAAAAGTTGCAGGAACCAGCGGGCTGAACATCCTCAGGCTGCAAACTGAAGCTGTAGGAGTAGATCATGTTGTGGTTCACAATGTTGGTGTGGTACTGCCACGGCTCCACCAGACGGAAGTAGCGGCACTCAATCTGGGGCCACCGGTTGGAGTTGTTCAGCTTCAGCTGAGCCTCCTTGAAGGGGTCAATGTGAAGCAGGTTCACCGTGTCCAGGGGACCCTTGAAGTTAAACCACTCGTTGTACTCCGGAATGTCCGCCGTCAAAAAGTCCTCATGAATGCCCAGACGAGCCACCCAGTAAAGCTCAAACACGGGGTGGTTGAACGTGAGCTCCAGAGTGTTCCACATGTCACTGGAACCATAAGCGTTAGTGGCGCTCACAGTCTGGTTGACACTGGTCTCCTGGAACTGGTGCTGGTTAATGAGGGTCTCAAACTGACCGTCCGCAAACTGGGAGCGCTCTCGCTGATCCAGGTACACGTAGCACACAATCACCTTGGCCAGCAGATCTGAGGAGGTTAGTTTAGACAGAGCAGAAGCAGGCTGCACATCATACGTGTACACCGGGTTGAACAGGGGGCGCTTCTCAATGTCACTCAGAGTGTAGTTGTACGGAGCCTGCATCGTCGCGTAGGGCAGCTTCAGCAGCTTCTGGTACTGGCGAATGGCAATCTGCACCTGAAAGCTGTGGAACTGCAGAGACACCAGGGGCAGCGCGTTACCAGAGTTCAGAGTGAACCAGAACGGAAGGGGAATGTACAAGTTACGGGGCTGCTTGGAAGCCATCTGCAGAGCCACGGCAGAGTAAAAGTTACCCGTCATCTCCTTGAGGTGCTTGCCCGGCTGGCCAGACAGCTCCTCCCAAATGTACAGGAACTCAGAGTGAATTTCATCAATGCACTGACCACCAATGTAAACAGAGGTCTTTTCAATCAAAGCCTGACCCACATCCTGAGTCCAGTACGGCTCCAGACCCTGAGCCGGGGTACCCGGGTTACCCAGAATGATTGTCTGACTAGCGGACACCACGTAGGGCAGACCAATACCCGGGATCTCCGCCAGAATGTACATAAAGTACACCAAGTCACCCACACGGTCAATGTTAATCTTGGGCTGAGACCCAAAGTTGGGAACACCGGCGTTAAAGTCCTGGATGTGGACCTCCAGAGCAAAGTTGGTGTACGCCTTGCTTTGGAACCGGAAAAAAGTGGCTGACGGCATGCCGGTCAAAACCGCATCCGCCAAACCCTGAGCAACAATCTGCATAAGAGCAGCACCTTGACAACCAGTAGCACCTGCCATTTTTGAAAATTACAAAAGCTTTTCTTTACTTCCACTCAAGATTTTTTTTTTATAAAATGTCAAAAAAAAGGAACTAATGCGTTAATTTTGCTAAGTTGAGTATAGAATGATGAAAAAACCGGTGGAGAAGTAAAAATCATGAGCCCCAAAAAAAAACCTGGTCCAAAACCCAAGCAAAGAATTGAACCTAACGGTGAAAGCAAGGATCAAGCCGTAGAAAGCAAAACTCAAAAAAAACGCGAGGCTTCTTCTGCTCCTGTTAGGTTTGTGATTGACGTGGCTAGTGATGACTCGGGAGACCACACCTGTGATGAGGAGCTGGCCACGGATGAAGACAGCGCCGGGTCTCTTGTGGACTTTGTAGTGGATGATGACGCGGCTTTGGAGGAGGAAAAAGAGGAAGAAGAAAACTTGGTGGACCATGTAGAGATGGTAGAGTCTGCCGTGTATGAAAACGGGGTGCGCCGGTCAACCCGGAACCGTAAACCAGTGGAACGCTATGTGGACTCGGACTATGAGGACCTCATGTGTGCTGACGCTGACCCACAGGCTGCACTTGAAGACAGTGAGGATGAGGTGGAGGGCACAGAGTCCACTGCTACAGCAACAGAGGATGAAGAATCCACATCAGAAACAGTCAGTGACTCTGACAGTTGAAAAAAATTATATGTAGTGTAAATAAAAACTTAGAATCTACCCATGTCTACTCCTTCTCCTGACCCGGAAGTTGTTGTGATTAAAGAAAAAAAAGACGATGGCAATGTCTGGCTTTGGGCCATTTTTGGAATTGTGCTCCTAGCCATTATCCTGGTAGTGGTGGGAGTGTGCCTGTCAAACAAGCGCCACAAACGAATCATGTATTTGAATAACTCACAGGTTCCGCCGTCTGTTGCATCCTCTCTTAGTGGAGGCGGCTCCTCTTACATGGGCTCTGGTGGGTTGGGAGCCATGAGCACTGCGCCTGTTACCCACTCCATGCTCAACAGCTCTGTAGCCCCCATGTCTTTCCTGCCGTATTAACAAAGTAAAAAAATATGTTTGCCAGTAAATAAACGTTTACACTTTTTTCATACAATGAACCGTGATGAAATTGCCAACAGACTGGTGGTCTCTGTGTTTGTCACCCTGTTTTTTTCAGGCCTGTCATCCATCTACATTGCCCACGCCGTGACTGAAACTGAACAACAAAACCCCTCTCCCTCCACGTCGTCACCCGGCACGTTGTTGATGATTGCCAACACCACCTCCAAGCCAGGTAACATTGCCGCTGCCACGTTCTTTACAGCGGGTGCTGTTCTGGCGCTACTTGTGACCATTATGCTGGGCCTCCAGCTGGGAAAAGCGCGTGCATAAATTTTTTCAAGTGAACTACATTTTTTTTTCTGGAGCCTCTCCCAACTTGCTTTGAAACTCTTGTAAACTCATTACAAAATCGGGCTGGTGGTCCTGCAAAGAAGAGTCATTGTCCTGAAAATTGTTTCCTGACCCTGATGACCTTTGATTGTTTTGTAAAGAGGTGGATTCCAGTGGTGACAAGGGGGGGCCAATGGACCCTCCCACAGATGTGGTAGATGCAAGCATGTATCCCCCTCCAGAGCCCTTGTCCTCTTTAGAGGTCACAGACTTGTTTCGGTTTTCCAGGCGTAGCAAGTCAAACACCAAAGACAGGTGCAGCTTTTCAACCCGGCTGGTAAACTTGCTGAATGCCGCTGTGACAGACGGATACTTGCTGTAGCTCTCAGTCAGGTGCAAGAACTGCCACCCCTCAGTCTCTAAACGCTGCACATGTAACCAGTACTTGGTGTTTACCGCTGCCACATTAAACAGCTCCAGCATGCTGTTGGACAGGGTGACACACAGTGACAGAGCAAACACCACCCAGTATGTGGTCAAGCTAATGATGGTGGTAGGGTCTTTTTGAAGGGTAAGTAAAGCCGGGATAAAGATAGACCCAGTCATCACTGTGAGCCGTAGAGTGTTGTACAACACATTTATTTTCCGATATTTTTTTCTGTACCTGGACACCAAGTCCATGTACCGTTTTTCAAAATACACTTTTTGTTCTGGCGTCAAAGGCGCATTTACCAGTGCTTCTGTCAGTAACATTTGCACACGTTTTATTTTGTTGCGTTGGTATTAAAAAAAATGTCGTATTCCACTAGTATCCAAACTCCAGCTAAAGCGTACTATGCCGCTGTTGTGGATGGCTTTTACACACAAACTGTGTTTAACCCCGCCAAAAACCAGCTGGTCAGCGTGTCTAACTTTCCTATTCAGGCCAGTTTGTTGGCAGGTGCAGAGGCATCTGGTATGGCCGTGACTGAAACGTTGACCTGTGCCAGTCAAAACCCGGCGTACCGATGTGTGTCCCCCATGGACTGCCCGGGACCCAACAGCAGTTGTGGGCGCTGTGTAAATCACCAGTGCCAAAAGTGAAAAAAAAGAAACATTTTGCATACAATAAAAAAAAACTGTACCATTTCTGTTTGATTTTAAAAACATGTCTACACTTCAATGGCATTTTGGAGGAGTGCAGGTGTCTTTTGAAAAAGACGTTCCTGTGCCCAGTTACATTACCTTTGAGAGGGATGAAAAACCAAAGCCCGTGACCACTGATGCAAATGAGGAGGAGGATGAAGAGGGGTTGCAAGGTGGTGGATTTCGGAACTGGGAAAACATTCACAGCCGGTACCGAGTTGTGGCTAGTGCTGAGGTAACGGAAGTGAACGTGACTGTGAATGGAGTAGATGTTGATTTTGAGCCAGGTGTTCCCCGCACAGGAACCTGGGGACTCCAAAACATGCCGTTGCCGCGTCAAGTTGTAACTCAAATGCTAGTGAATCATCCCACTGCACAGGGGGCTGTTTCTCCGGACGCCTGGTTAGCGGCTGCAAGGGAGGTGTCTGACAAGCCACGGGGGTTTGAGGCTCCCCTAGAGTGTAGCTTTGAAGGCCCTGGAGAGCAAAAGTGGGTGGTGAAACGTTTGAGAGACATTGGGCCCATGACAGCTCAACAGCAGGCTAAACTGGAGCGCAGCCCTGGGCGCATTAAAACCAACATGTACTGGTTTGCAGAGAGGGAGTGGGAGTTCATAAGGCGTGTTGTTCAGTTGAACATCAGAGAGGTGAATGACCTGCTGAAGCCAGAGGTGTTACAGGCTTTAGAAAAAGACAACTTGCCCAACAAAGCCAAACAGGTGTATCCTGATCAGTATGAAATGTTGTTTCGTTCAAGCTGGTTGAAAGATGTGGTGGAAGTGGACGGCAGCTCTCCTGTTGTGTCAGATGGGTCGTTTTCTCCTTTAGACTTTGGCCCAACAGGCTCTGGCTCTGGCACAAGTTCACCCACTGAAGCTAATGATATTCCAACAGCCCCTCCAGCCACTCAACCAAAATATAGCGGCAAAAGACCATCATCAGCAAGCGGTTCAGGCGGTTCAGGGTCCTTTTCAGGTTCACCGTCAGGAGGATCTCCGGTAAGACGTACCCGAATTTTTCCTGTGCCTGGGGCTGCTGGAGCAGGCTCCTTTTCAAGTAGTTTTTCAGCGGCAGGCTCCCCAGCCGCCTCAGCAACCTCAGCAACCTCAACAGCAGCCCCTGCACTTATCATTGTTGAAGGGGGAGACCACCTGTCCACAGAGACCGGAAAGTACTCTGACAAAGAGAGGTGGACAGGCAACTTTAGAGAAAACGACACATTTACCACAGCCGCAGGTTACAACGAGTTCATGAACAAAGAGTATGAAAAACAGGTACTTAGACTGCAAGCCATGGAAAAAACTAAACCAGGAGTTAACAGCTTTATTTTGCAAGAAATTCAACAGCTTTCAACCAACAATCAATACACCAAGTTGTACCCCCTTCTTTACCTTCTAAACTACAACTTGTACGCCGCCTCTCAACGCCGTCTAAGGGATCTCAACTTGCTAAGCCCCAATGTTACTTTGGAACACTTGTTTACAATTTGTCAAGACTCACTCATTGAACTCAAAAAAAATGAACGCTACACCAAGATTATGAAATCTGGTACAAACATTGCACAAATTGAACAAAAAAATACGTACCACACACTGCTGGGAGTGGACTACAAAGTGGAAACAACAAACCAAGGACAGCAAAAACTGACTCTTTATACTCTAAGTGACGTGACTTCCGTCCGGAAACTTGTTAGCTACTTTCCTGTGCTGCTTTACCAAATGGTGTGTGACCCCGTTTTTGTGTTGGTAAACTTTATTGAGTTTAGATACAACACGTACTCACCGGATGTTCAAAATGTAATCCAGGCCATTTATGGTACAAAAATGAAAACTCAAAAAAACAAGCTAAAAGATCACCTCCAGCAACTGCAAGCCGATGTTGGGTACACCAAACAAAACCTAAAAACAAAAAGCAGTCTAAAAGGCGATGAACTGTTCATGGTTTTTCAAGTAAACCGCAGAGCAGCTGCCATCCATGAAGAAGACGTGGAAACTTGGATTTCAGGCGGTCTAGTGTCTAATGACGTTCTTGATTACATTATTGATAAACAACCCCAAACCGCTGCCACACAAAGGTATCCATGGTTATACACGTCTGCAAGTGAAACCAAGTTCCAAGATAACCACCATTTGAAACTTGATTTGGTGTGCCGGCGAAAACTAAATGCTGACGTTCAAGGTGTTGGACTGTCTCTCATGTTATACTTTATTGCAGTCATGAATGAGATGTACATGCATGACAGATCAGTGCAACAGGGCATGGTTTTGATGGATGTGGCAAAAGTACCCACAGAAAAGGGTTTGCCAGACCCCATGTTCTGCCAAGTTCTTCATGAAAGGCTCAAGTTCCAGCGCACGTTTGAGTTGCAGCCACTCCTTCAATCAGGCAGTGATCACAACCCGGATCTAATAAACAAGCTGCAACAAGTGTTTGATCCCAATGTAAAAGCGCCTTACACACTAAAGTACACAGTGGGTGACTTTGACGATAAAGAGGCTCAGGCTTTGATGTTAGCGTCAGCCAACGTCCTCACCATGGCACGCCCCATGTTTACAGAAGAAGACTTGACGAGTTTGTATCAACGCTTTATTCAAAACGTAGTAGAAGGTAACTTAAATGAAGAAAGAGGGACCTTGGCAAACCTATAAGAACCAAAAAAAAAGGATGGGGCCCTCAGCTTAATAAAAAGCCAAGAGCCCCATCCACAACAGGAAAAAGGTGTGAGTAAACAGTTTAATGAAAGTGGTGCAAGATTTAACAAAAATAAAGAAAAATTTAAAAACATCAAATAAGTTTTGCAAATCAAAAAGTTGGAAGAGAAAAAAGAAAAAAGGGAGAAGAGAGGGACACAAACCTTTTAAAAAACACTGGACGATGGCAGAAAGCAGAAAACTTGAAAAAAACCAAAAGTGAGGAACCTAAAAGTCAAAAAGAAAACAAGGGACAAACACGCTTACCAAAAATCAGTAATTCGTTTAGATCTAAAAAATTAATTGAAAAACACAAGGGACAAGTCAACATCATGAGGAAAAAAAAGAGAGGGTGTCGTTTTTACAAAAAAGAAAGTACACAAGCAGAGGTTAGCACCAACACCTACGGTCCAATGACTGCTTTCTACAACAGCAACACAACAAACACAACAGCAAAATTTAATTTTAAACTAAAACTACAGTGTTATTGCCAATTGACGCTGGAAAACAACACATCAAAACAAGGCACTGCAATACTTAACCCTTACCCTATACCGTTTTGTTTGTTTGAAACAGACACTTACTTTTTTTTAATTACAGTTCAAGAAAAAAAAAAGTCAACTCAAAAATTTATGACATTTTTTAACCCAAACTAACGCACTTGGAAAAAAACACTACATGCAATTTTTCCACTGCACTCAAAATAGTCACCCAGCTGTGTAGCAAGTGATACTGCTGCAAATCCGGATCTGTACACACAGCCTTGTCTGGGTGGTGGCTGTTTCGTGCAAACTTGAGCCGCTTTTTAACTTCCGCAAAATCCGTAAAAAACTGGTCAGGACTGCAACACACTTCCTCACAAACACGTACTAACCAGTCCGCGTCCAACGTTTTAAGAACTTCCACATAAGAGTCCAAAGAGAGCATGTCGTTCACCGTCACATCCAACCCTGCAACAAGTTGATCACACCGCAGCAGCTGCTCCCCTGTGTCCAATAGCCCCTGCATTTGCTGCTGGTACTTGACAAGGTTGTCACCCAGATATAAACCCTCCAAACGGGAGAGAGCTTCAGCTTGGTTCAACTTGTTCTTCAAAGTAGTCCGGACCGTGTCCAAGAGCAAACGGAGCTTGCCGTCCTCTTGTGTGGACTCTTGCAACAGGGCCTGCTGCCGGCACAGAATCTCCTTTACCCTGTCCCACTGGTAGTGAATCAAATGAAACATGCCCGCCAAAAAGTCACTCCGCATCTGCCTGCAGTAATGAAGCAGCTGCTCATTTTGTAACACCAGATGCTGCTTGTTCCGCACTTGGCTCACCAACTCCTGCAACGACTTTTTGTATTGCCATAAAATGGGGAACCGCATCAACTGTGGTGTCTCCAAAAACAGTGACCTGTGAAAGTGGTGATTCAACTTCAAATTGTACCCGTTTGGAGCGTAAGTGCTCAACTGGTGACACCAAAAATCAACGTTGCGCACAATCCAATCCAGTGTGTCTGTTGAGCTCCAAGTGTCCAGTGTCACCTCTTTCACCCCGGGTAGCACACACGCGTACATGGGTTGTTGGGGCTTGTGGCTGTACTTTTGTGAACGCCACGCATTTAAAAACTCTTGATTCCAAGACAGGGGTGCATGTTGAACTCCCAGGAACAACCCGTCAACCAGTCCGCTCCACACATGCGTCTCTGGCACAACACTGTCCCGAGAGTACTGCCCCAAATACCAGGTCACATACTTTTTACCGGGCTGTAAAAACGTGCCGCTCATTTGTTCGCCACAAGACAGGCACATGTTGTCATAATTCACCACATGGTTGCCGTCAGAGAGATCAGACAAATTGGTCAACAGAACCAAACCAATATAAAAACCCTTTTGCAAATGGTCCACTGTATAAGGCGTAACACCAAGCCCTTGAAACAAACGATGAAACGCGGCAAACTCGGGTGCACACTGCTCCCGGACACATTTCTTGTACAAGTTGTTATGGAACTGGACAACCTCTTGCACCGTTGAAAAATAAAAGTACACATCATTGTGATCAAACAAAACAGGAGTGTACATGCTCCGGCACAACACCTCTTGCAACTGAAACACCTCGGTATTGTGTGACACCGCGTCCGGGTACTTGGACAAAGCCGTGTGACAGCCAATGCACACCAAATCAGTGCTAAGTTTCCCAATTTTTCGCTCCTGATTTTTGACACGCAACTTCAAATCACACAGTTCATCCAGCAACTGCCTGATTGCATCCTCTTGTTCACACTCTGGTTTCTTTGAATTATTTAGAATCATGCGTGCCCAAAATGTAAGCTGCTCCAACCTTTCCAACTGCTGAGAGGGAACCCCCAAAAGTATGGGCGGGCACTCCAACCCCGTGGACTCTAACAACTCCTTCAAATCCTTTTCTTTCTTCAAAAGCACTGACAGCGTGTTGTTCCACTCCTGTCGTGCCGAACCCAAGTCCCGTTCCAACTTTTTTTCAGCCAGGTCTTTCACACGCTTCACGCCCCGTTTTTGCAAAGCACTGCATTCCATGTAGTTGTTGCTGAACTGGGTGAGCAGCAGCTCTGGTGTCACTATGAGAGCCTCGGACTTGTCTACCGGTTTTTTACTTCTTGACCCCCGGGCTACAAAAAAAGAGTTTCCCTTTCTCTCCTCTGCCATCCGGTTCAAAAAAAAAGGAAAATGAGGATTGTTTAGTAATAAAAAAAAGTTGTCTTTTAAAAGAAAAAACAAAAAACATGTTGCAAGACCAAAACTACCCGTCTTACAGCTATGCTAGGGCTTGCACAACCAGGTATTCTGTTCAACAAGGTCAAAACATTGTTGAGGTAGCTTGTATACCACACAACCAGGTTGTGCATTTATCCAAGTTTGGAGCAATCTCACAGTTTGTGAATGGCATTGACCTGGGCGGTGTGAATCTTTTAACCCCAGCTGATGCCGCTCAGTTAAATCAAACCTCGGATACTTTTTTTCAAAAGTTTATAGACTTACACAACTTGAATGAAAAGTTCTCAAATCAACAACTACGGCACTTTGACATTCGTGACATTGCAGTATATCAAAAGGATGACTCTTTGTTTGTCCAAGTGCTTCAAAGGTCTTTATTAGGACAATCACCAATGAAACCACATTATTCATTTGACTTGGTCAATGTTTTGCGGTATGTTACAAACACGTTTTCTTGTCAAAACGACAGGACCCAAACTGACGCTACAGCCGCGTTGTCTAGTGTGCCAACTCATTTTACAAACAATGATCGGAGCATCATCCTTTTTCAAACCATGTACATGAAACACATGTTAACAAAGGCGGGTTATGTGTTAGACCCTAGACATTTTTTGGCTTCTATCTGTTTAGTTGAACTACCTGCTGCGCAACAGTTTTCTTACTACCTTGACCAAATCCAGTACAGTTTTCAAACCCAGTATTTTTTAACTCTGTCCATAAAATACATTGAAGCTTGGACGCAACCCGCTGCTGCCCGAGCGTCTGTTGCAAAAAAAGTGACAAGACAGACTCTTAAAGCGGTGTCCACATCAGCCTTGCTGTACGAAGTGATTAAAGAGTTCAACAAAGACATTACCTTGGAGGACATGTATACCTTTGTGTCTTCTTTGGACGTCAAATCATTAAACGCCACACAAGCGGCAACCGCCCCACCCATCACCATCACAATCTTTGACAACTTTGATATCTCTCTAGCTACTGCACCAGCTACTGCACCCACTTTTTGGAACTTTACGGCTGACCAGCTGCAACAAATCAATCAACTTAACAAACAACTAAAGGAAAGAATACAGGAGTTAAATGACGACTACACACACATTCAGGCCATTTCCACCACCACACAGGCATCAAATCAACTTTTACTAGAGAAACAAGCGCTTGAACAACAAAAAAAGAATGAAAAGCGGACATTGATAAAGGAACTTATTACAATCAAAAACAGTGTGGATAAGGAGCTTAATCTGCAATATTTTTTGCTAAGTTACAGCACTTTGCTTGAAAAAAATAGAGACACGTACAGACATAATTTGTATTCCAACATTTTTTTGACTACCGGCAAATAAATTACGGTATCATGTCTTTAAAATCAGGTGCCAAAGGTCAAGTGTTAGCTTTAAAAAAAAATTATTTACAGGAAAAAGAAACCTTTATTCAGTCCTTTAGAGGAAACCTCATTTTAGAACAAGAAGTTAGAAGAGAATTAAATTCATGGGAAACAGATAACGTGGATCAACAAATCTCTAGGTTAACTGCCAACACGGTAAAGCTTGAAGAAGAAATAAAAAGCTTACAAGAACAATTGAGAGTTGCTTCTTTAGCTTCATCCCGTCCTGATCCTCAAGATACAGTGAGAAACATGAACGCCATTGATCAAAAAGTAAGTGAGATCATTACAGATGTGTGTAGTGGAAAGTAATAAACCTTTTTTATTTGTTTAGTAGCTCACACATGGGCCTTGGGGTCGTGTGATTAGAGAGTAGATGGTGGCGTTGGCACTACCAATCTGGGCATGAGCAGGCCCCATGCGCCACAAGTCCTGTTCTAGTTTCACAGGCATTTGACCCACAATGGGAACATCATTTTCCACTGCCTTGGACACCGCACCCACCCGCTCCTGTGAAGGGCGGTGGGACTGGGGAGTGCGCCGGTGAGACCACTCTGTGGGTACACGCTCCACCGTTTCAGAGCCACTCAAACCCGCTGCCATTCTACTAGGGACCACCACTTTGTTGGTTGTGTTCTTGCGTGTGTTAAACCGTGTGGGGTATGTACGGGTCATCTGGGCGTCCGTCCCAGACTTGAATGCCCCTTGCATTGACTTGAGCAGCGCCACACGGTTGTAACGAGTCAGCGCCTTCCGGTTCTGACCAGCATACACATGCCCTTGCACACCATGCTCTGACAGCTCCGGGTTCACCTCTGTGCCCGTGAACTTATGGGGCAAGTTGTAGTCACTGCGGCTCTGCTCCCCATACGCGTCCACAAAGCCCACACCATGCTCAGACAACTCTGGGTTGATCTCAGTACCCGTGAACTTGTGGGGCACGTTGTACTCCATACGGTTTTGAGGCGCCTGTGCTCCACCATCAGAAAAACCATGCTCCGACAACTGCTCATTCACATCCAAACCCGTGTACTTGTTTGGAGTGTTGTATTCCATACGGTTTGTTCCTGCATGCCCGCCACCGTCGTTCACACCATGCACCGACAGCTCCGGGTTCACCTCCTGACCCATAATTTTATTTGGAGTGTTGTACTCACTACGGTTTTGTAATGCATACCCACCACCGTCATTCACACCATGCACAGACAGCTGCTCATTCACCATCAGGCCTGTGAACTTGTGAGGCATGTTGTAGTCACTACGGCTTTGCTCCCCGTACGCATCTACTATGGCCACACCATGCTCACCCAACTCCTCATTCACCGTCAAGCCCGTAAACTTGTGTGGAATGTTGTAGTCACTGCGGCTTTGGTCTCCGTACGTGTCCACGTACGCCGCACCGTGTTCAGTCAGCTCCGGGTTCACTTCCAACCCCGTGAACTTGTGGGACTCCTCATAGTCACTGCGGCTTTGTTCACCGTACACCCCGTGACTACCTGACACCGGCCCCACGTAATCCAGAGACGGGAAGCACTGCGGCATTTTGGTGTACTCTTGCGCCATGTGCTGGTTGTGAGTGTCTATGCCGTAAGGCCCAGTACGGAACGAGTCTTCCTCCTCATGACCACGGTTTGTGCCCGCCAAACGGGGCAGGAACCTCACCTTCACATTACCATAAATACCATCCACGTTTGCAGGAACGCCCGTCAACTCCGGTGCCTCATTGTCAGGAGTAAAGTCATTCAGTGTGAACCGGGTTGACCTCTCAAAATTATCCAGGTTGCGGCACCTCAGCACATCTGCATAAGAACCAGAACCACCATAGGTGTTGATGGGCCGGTCATAACCCTGATTCCAATCACCCTCCAAAATCTCTTTGCGTGGTGGTATGGGGGTGTTGTTACTCCACCCTCCCTGAAGCTGATCCAGGATGCGGTTTTTACCAGAGGACGTGCACTCATCATACCAATCTCCATCTGGAGGTGGCATTGCACTTTCATACGTATCATACTGAATACCTGTCAAAGGGTCAGTGTAAATGCCCGTGTACACTGCCGGGGTTGCTCCCAGTGTAGCAAAGTCTTGGTGATACAGATCATGACTTACCATGGAATACTGGGTCTGACCATGTCCGTAATTTTGCTCATTGATTTGTTCAAAGGGCACAGCAGGCCCTATGTTTGGTACTCCCTCACCCATGGGGCGGCTGCGCCTTTGGGCCTCGTTCAATCCCATAAGCTCAAAGGAAGCTTGGGTGGACTCGGTCAAGTACTTGGACGGGATGGCGTCTTCACAGTACTGATTGCTCCACGTCTCCATCAGCTGGGCGGGTGCAGAGGGGGCGCTCCTCATGGCAATAGAGGCCTCCAAGTTTTCAACCGGGTTCACTGACAAGTTGGAAGTCTCCTGGGGTTTAATAACCTGCCGAAAGTTTTCCCGGGTTTGACGGGGCACAGGGTCCTTGAACATGTCAGACACCTCTGGGGGGATGTGGTCCATAGCACGGTACAGGTTGGGGTTGTACATCAAAGAAGTGTCCACCTGATTTGAAGGCGTAGAAGGGGCCTGAGGGTGTGGATAGCCCCACTGTTGATGTTGATGATAGTAAGGCTGCATTGGCTGCATTGGCTGTATTGGCATGGGAGGTGGCGGCCGAGAGTACGCAGAAGAATACAAGTACTGTGGTTGAGGCTGGTACTGAGGATAACTCTCCTCTAAAGCCTCTGCCTCTTCTTCGTAGACACTGTCACTGTCATACTCCTTAGGCGCATCAATTTTAAAACGGTCTGGGTTCCAATCCCCGGTTGAAGCCCGGTTCAGTTTACTCACAAACAAAGACAACATCACACGTTTTTACAATGTAGTGTGATTTTTTATTGTATCCTCTTGTAAATAAAAATGACAAGTTACAACAACTTTGACAACCCAACAAGCACAGCTCTCACCATGATTTCCAACGCCACTTACCGTGACCCAAACGCAGGGGGTCAGTGGAACTGTGGTAACATCCGGGGGTACGGCACAGCTCCAGGGTACGCGTGGCAACAGTATTGCGCTTCATGCCCTCCTTGTACTGATGATCGTTTTGGCGTTAGACTTGCTTATAGAGACTCATTTGGACCAGGATGTTGCACAGCTGAAAACTATCAACAAAGGGTTTGGACGTGGCCTTTTCAGCCTTTAACTGTAAGCAATCAAAACTCAATTACCAATTTAGATGACAGGATCCTCAACAGAGAAGTGTACAATCATCCAATGCCTTACTCTTGGCCCTCAATCAATGACAATTAATAACGCACATCTTTATTTAATAAAAAAAAACGGCTTTTTTATGTTTGTTTACAATGCCGGTGGGACAGACCAGAATTGAGAGGGTGGCCCTGCCATGGGCATGGACATAGGCATGGGCCCCATGGCGGTTAAACATTTACAGTTGGGTTTCATTAGACTGATCACAATGTTGATAAACACCGTGAAAAACACAACAATAAGAAGGATGATAAGAATGCCCAACATTTTTTTGAGTTCATTGTTGTTGCTGGATTGAGAGTCAACTAATGCCCTCACTTTGGCCAGCTTTGCATCCGTCCGCGCTTTAGGAGGCTTTAGATTGGGCGGTGCTGTGTAAGGCCAGTGCTGTTGCTGCTGCTGTTGCTGCTGTTGCTGCCACTGCCACTGCTGAAGTTGCTGCTGCTGATCAGTTTGCATCTATATTTTAAAAATTACACATTAAAAAAAAAGCGATTGCAGCTTTTGAAAGCAAAAAAAAATCACACTCAACAAAGTAAAAACATGTCAAAAAAATACTTGTTTGATTGGTGTACCTGCGAACTAGAGGTGTTGGAGTTGTTAAAGCAGCATCCGGTTTTACAGCAGTACTTCCTGGGTCAGAACGAGTTTTTGGTAGCTTCATTAAACCAAAAAATTAGCCCAGACGTTTGGCAGACGTACAAGGCCAGGTTACAGTCCAAGTTTTTACGCCAGTACGTGCTTGTGTGTACCAACGCAGACAACATGATGTTGGATGAAGAGTTTTTGTCAAACGACGTGTACAAAATTTTCAACAACTTGTATGAGGAGTCCGCATTGATACGGCTGCAAAGCCGCAAACCCTTTAGCCTTGACCCCAACCTGTATTTTTTGGTGCTGCCTCCTTCTTCTACTTTAGAAGGCAATGAAACAAAGGAGGATGGTCTGTCGTTAGACATTGCGTCCCCTTTGGATGCCTACTACATTTGGGCAGGGTCAGATGCGGATGAGGCAGAGTACCTTGGAGACGTGAATGACTGCTTTTTTTATGCCATGGCCGAAAATCCCATTCACACTATTTTAAAAGCAATCAATAACCCGAATGAAATTTTGTTTGTAGCCAAGAGCAAGGGACAGATCTATGGTTACGCTCACGTGTTGTTTACGGACAAGAAAAAATATAGGGTGGTGGGTGAGGTGCAACAAGTACAAGTACAAGGTTTTGATGTGACCCTTTTGACCAACAGCTTTCACGTGGCAAAGTTAGACACCATTTGTAGTTACTCCCGGTGGAAAAGATTGCTGGGAAACTTTAGAGAAGTTGGTAAAAAACTTTGGACTCATTTGTGTGCTTACATTGCAGCAGAAGTCTATCCGTTTGACTACACTCTGATTCATTGTTTGTCTTTGGAAAATGCCACACGGTTCCATCTAGGTAATAACATGATTGAGAACTTGACTGCTCCCTTGCTGCAACATTTAGTGCATGAGGCCAGTGGAAAAAAGCTGCTGGAACCTGGGAACGAATGCAAACGCTGCATGTACTTTTTGTTAAAGGGAGACAGGGTGAATGAGGAAGGATTGAAAGGAGGCGCTTCAAGGAGTAGGTCCGGCAGGCGTTCTAGTTCCGGCAGGCGTTCACGGTCCGGCAGGAGTGCTTCAAGGAGTAGGTCCGGCAGGAGTGCTTCAAGGAGTAGGTCCGGCAGGCGTTCACGGTCCGGCAGGCGTTCACGGTCCGGCAGGCGTTCACGTTCCGGCAGGAGTGCTTCAAGGAGTAGGTCTGGCAGCCGTTCACGTTCCAGTAAAAGAAGAGATGACAATGTTGTCTACTTTTCACGCTCCAACAAAGCAGACAAAAAATTTATGGTTCAAATTGGGAACAAAACCGTACATTTTGGAGCAGCAGGAATGTCAGACTACACCTTACACAAGGATGCAGCACGCAAACAACGCTACATTGACAGGCACAACAAAAGGGAGTCTTGGTCAAAAAGTGGTATAAAGTCTGCAGGGTTTTGGAGTAGATGGATTCTGTGGAACAAACCCAGTTTGCAAGCTTCTATTTTGGACACGCAGCGCCGGTTTGGTATCAAAATAAGACGAGGTAGACAATAAAGGTTTTTTTTTATTTGCTTTTTGTGAGCCTCTGATAGGCCATGACGTTATCAACATTGTACTGCGTGTCGGTGCAAATGGTTTGCATGCTGGCGGCAATCTCATCAAACTCCAGCATAACCTGCTGGATGTGTCCGTACTTTTCAAACACATGGGCTCTTATGATCCGGATGCATTCCACTATTATACCAATAATTTGTGCGACGTGGTAAAGCTTTGAGTAATGTTGGTGTGTCTCCAAGTCAGCTGTAAAGTAAATGAGGTGGGTAACCGCTTCAGCCAGTCTTTCAAAAGTGGCAACTGCAAAGTGGCCGTAGTCCGACATGGCCTCAATGAGGTGATACCAGTCCTGATGGTAGTTCAAATAGTGTGAGATGGCCGGTGTTAAATACTTGATCACCGGTTTGGGTTTTTGTTTCAACACGGTTTGCAGTCCAAACAAACTTCCTGCAAAAAGTACAACCGCGCCTGTAGCACTCAAAGCCTGTTTTATTTTTTGAGGGTTGCTCTTGAACTCATTGAAAGTACTTTTGACATTGTTTAAAATTTGGGAGGGCAGTGAGTTCAGTGGGCTCTCGGTCATTTCAATGTTACAAGTTTTTTACACCGGCATACAAAAAAATCAAATTTTAAAAGCATGAACTTTTACTGTGAACTTTCAAAAAAAGATGTCAAAGGTGCAGACCGGATTTGGTCAGTGTCGGTGACCTCTGGCGTCAGTACAACCACTTGGGGACAAAGAGGTGGTAAGATGCAAGTTCAACAAAAAGAGTACACCGAGGGAAAACAAAAACGCACACCGCATGAGCAGGCCGTGTTTGAAGCCAAGGCAATCATTGTCAAGAAAAAACGGGAAGGTTGGGACTCTGCGGCAGCCTCTGCGGCAGCCTCTGTTGCAGAAGATCACTCTGAAAGTAAAAATGCCCAAGTGTTGGAGGTGCGTCCTTTGTTAGCAAAACCGTATGTACCCGAGTCCATGCCGGTGACAGCTCAAGTGTTTCTTCAACCCAAGTTAGATGGCATGCGGTGCATTGCTGACATTGAGTCCGGCATGTTGTGGTCCCGTGGGGGAAAAATTATTACGGATCTTCCACGTATTGAGTCTGCAGTCAGGGCTTTATACGGCTTTCAAGTCCAGTATTTGGATGGGGAGCTGTACGTACCTGGTGTACCGTTTTCAGACTTAGTGTCTTTGGTGCGCAACGGGTCACTGTCAGTGCAGTATCATGTGTATGACTGCATAGCTACGGGTCCTTTCTCGGACCGTAACGGACTACTAGATGCTTTGATGATTACTTCCCCTTTGTTTAAAGTTAAAACAGTGACTGCAACTGTGGGCAGCATTGAGGAGTGGCACAACACGTTTTTAGAACAGGGTTATGAAGGGACCATGATCCGTACAGACAAGGAAAGGTCTTATAGGCAGGGTGCCAGGTCTGCAAGCCTGTTAAAGCTCAAAAATTTTAAAGACAGTGAGTTTTTATGCACCGGACTCAAACAAGAGAAGCATGAGGAAACTTTGGGTTCTTTGGAGTGTGTGACGTCCACAGGTCTTGTGTTTCATGCCCGACCCAAGTTGTCGGATGAAGAGCGTCACCATCTGTACCGCCACCCTAATGAGGTGGTGAATCACTACGTGACTGTGAAATATTTTGAAATCACAGAAGCAGGTGTACCGCGTTTTCCAGTGGTCATTAAGATAAGACCTAAGCAAGATTTGTAAAAAAAAACCAATAAACATTTATTTAGATTGCATAAGCAGGCGTAAGGCTTCAGCCCGTTTACGCAAATCCATGTGAGATACAGCAAGAAAAGAGGATTGAGCACGCTGTTGTGTTATGACTTGCCTTTGATTTACCAAATTGGTTCTGGTGGCTAAAGCGTTTGCAGCTGCTGTTGTAACATTGTCCGTACTCTGACCGGGTGCACTTAAAAGTTGGCCTTTGTAATAACGAGTACTAGAGGGAGGAACTACATTCACTTGTGCTGTAGAAGTTACAGATGGACCGGCGTTTCTTAGTACTCTGATGTTGCTTGTTGTAGGTAGAGACCTTTGCATTTGGTTTGTAAGGCGTGACTGAACTGCAGAAACAGACTCTGTTTGTATGTATTGTGGAATAGGAACTTTGATAACGGGCACAGATTTAGGTAAAGGAACAGGACTCTTCAAAAAAAGAGGCCGTATCAAGTTTTTCTTTTGAAATGCAAGTGGATGGAGATGGCCGCTAAAAATATGTGCAGCCACTTCAGTTGGGTTGTTTAAGTTTAAAAGTGGACCCTCCGCAGTCATTGATTGAAATTGAACTCTACCACCACCACCTCCTCTTTGTTGTCTTGTGGCAGGGTTGGCCCAATTAATATTCTTTTGATTTTCCATTCTTCCTTTAGCCTCACGCTTCTGTTTTAACTCCACAAGCTTTTGCAGCCGTTGTTCCCTAGTGGAAAGAGATGAGGAGGGCGCGTTTACGTTTTGTTGAATTTTTCTAAGGTTTTGCACAGAACGAGCACTGTTTTGTGGGGCTGCCGGTACAGGTTGCAGTACAGGTTCCGGTTGAGGTTGCAGTTCTAGTTCAAGTACAGGTTCCGGTTGAGGTTGCAGTTCTGGTTCCAGTACAGGTTCCGGTTGAGGTTGCAGTTCTAGTTCAAGTACAGGTTCCGGTTGAGGTTGCAGTTCTGGTTCCAGTACAGGTTCCGGTTGAGGTTGCAGTTCTAGTTCAAGTACAGGTTCCGGTTGAGGTTGCAGTTCTGGTTCCAGTACAGGTTCCGGTTGAGGTTGCAGTTCTGGTTCCAGTACAGGTTCCGGTTGAGGTTGCAGTTCTGGTTCCAGTACAGGTTGCAGTTGTGGTTCCTCTTCAACTTCTGGCCCTAACCCCTCAACTTGGAGTTGTTCTTTAACTTCTGGCTCTTGCGGCTCTACTACTTTGGCTTCTAACACTTGAGGGGCTTGCAAAAGCTGTTGAAGAAGCTGCACCGGGTCAGAGCCGTTTTGAAGTGCAGCACTTAAAGACGCCAGCAATTCAGGTGAAAGGGTTGATAAATCCATTATTTTTTTATTTAGTACAACACATATTAATTTTTTATTGCCCGTTGTTGCAAAGAGAGACAGAACCAGATGATTGTTGAATGCAGGCGCCGGTTTCTAGAGAAGCAGAGGGCAAAGGAGCAAAAAAGTTGGCGTGAGTAGCCGGAGGGTAGTTTGTGCCATAGAGCCCCGTCATCAAAACGCCGTTATTGTTATAGAAAGTCCCCTTTGATGCAGCCATTTGCACTGCTTCCGGTGGAGAACCCAGCAAAGAGGTGGACACATCCGTGTCACCCATAGAGTAGTTGTACATGCCCTGGCGTTCCATGTACTTGAGGGGGCCCTGTCTTGATTCTACCTCTGCCGCCAGAACAACACTTGCATTTTTGTTAAAAGGAAAGCGTGCATTGTACGAGTTACCACCATACGCCAGAGAGTCAACGTTGGGGCGCCCACCCAAGGTGTTGGCGTTCTTGGAGTTCAACCCAGTGTGAATAGCGTCCACCTGCTCCATGTTCCGGTTAGAAATGTTGTACGGGTACTGCTCCCGTGGAACAACATTGTAAATTCCCTTCTTGGTGGTGGCATACACACGCTGGTAAATTTGATCTACTTCTGCAGGAGACTGGTTCCCAGCAGGCAATGACACCGTAGCCGCATCCCGGGGAGACAACATACTTAAACTTGACGTGAGAGACATCGTATTTTAGTTCACTTTTTTTATTAATAAAGAAGATATTATTTTTTTAAAGGGGCTGTCTTTTCAAGCCTGGTTTTGAAACTCTTGCTTGGTATAAGAAATAACATCTTTTAAAATTTCAGACGGCATCACTGGCACATATTTGCTTGCAACTAAACTGAAAAAGCCGTACTCCGCCCCCCCAATCACCGCAAAAATCAGCAGGTTTTCCAACAGGATGCCCGGGGGCCAGGCGCTGACCATGAGCTTGGTAGTGTTTCCACGGCAGCTAGTCCTCAAAGTAAGCAACATGGTCAACAGCACCGCCACAAGGATACCAATGATGAAATAGGCAGCTCCAAATACCCACTGATTTTGAAGACGTACCGCATCACTTGGGCCGCTGTATGTAGACGCCAGCACCTCTAACTCCGGTTCCAACGCTTGCAGCAGCGGCTTTAATGCATTGCCACTAGACGTGTTGCCCGTTGCCAGCACATTCGGCAAGTTTCCACTGATCAAATTATTTACATTGCCCTGAAGGGCATCCACCTCAGTTGGAGATATTATGAATTTAAACAGCAGGGTAAGAGCTGTGAAAAGGACAAGCACGTGAAACACAACATTCACGGAAAACGCCGTATGATGGTCTATCTGCGCTTCTATGTTCAACTTTTGCTGAAGGTGAAGCAGGAGTTTGTTGATGCCCTTGGACGCCGACTTTTTCAACTCTGCTACATCGGGTACTGCTGAAGGTGTCACAGAAGCCATTCGTTTTTTATATATGCAAAATGTAAAAATGGAAGTTCCTTCTGTAGTGGGTCAAAACAATGCTCTGACTCATAACAAGAGCCACGCCCTTGAAATATTTAGCAACGTCCTTTTGCACGTCTGTTTTTTTAGCGTGTTTGTTTGTGCTTTCTTTTTTATTGGGGCATCCCGCATTGAAAAATCAATTGTACAGACTCAAATTCAAAGCACAGTGCAAGAGCTGGTACAAGAAATTAAAAACGTGCTTCCTCCAGCTGAGAGACAAGCTTTAGCAACGCAAATCCAAAATTTACAGGCGCCTGACATGTCTAGTCAAGACGCTGATGCTGCTGCAAATAACAAAAAACTAGTTGAGCAGTCTTGCATGGTACTTGTCCCAGTTTTTGTTGTGGGGCTAATCATTGTCATTGGAGCTTATTTTGGTTACAAAAAGAAATTCAAAGAAGCCCCGCAGTTTTCACTCAAGCAAATGTTTGCACACAACGGTATAGTGCTTGCGTTCGTGTTTTTGACAGAGTTGCTATTTATGCTTGCTATAGCGGCTAATTTTAAGAGTTTAGACCCTCAAGTGGTTAAAAGAGTAGTAGTCAACTCTATGTTGAACTATGCTTCTAATTAAAATAAAATTTTTTTGGTTGTCTCTTGTAACGCCTGCTTGGTCACATATTCAATAACACATTATTTTATTTGTACATGTAGGGCTCACAGTTCAAGACAGTTCAAGTTTTGTAAAATACACTTCCCTCAAACTTGTCCATACACTTCCATCAACTTGTCCTTATGTTTCTCATAAAGCTCAGCAACAGTTGCATTTTTACTACAAGCACTTTGAATGCGCCTGTCAAACGTTGCAAAGCTTAGAGGCTCAACGCCAAGGTGCAAAAGCTTGAGGTGATGCTTGGGTGTAATCATGTCAGGAAACCAGTCCATAAAGAACAACAAAAACTCGGACTTGCCTGCATAGATCCATTCCATCATTTTTTTGATAGAAACCCCAAACAAGCCCCGTAGACCGTACTGGTCCATGGAAAAAAGGGGTTTAAAGAGGTGTTGGAGCTCAAAGATACGATACGCTCCTTCCAAATTTACTGAACCAGAAGCGTTAAACAAAACTTTTTTGAGGAACGCAATAAACGTGGCTCTAACTTCCACAATTAACTCAAAGCGGTCATCAGCTGGATTCAAGTCTTTAGTCACATCCATGGTTAGTAGCTCCATAATATTCGGCCTTTTGCCCCAGTGCTCCAAACGGTCATCCAGTTCCTGCAAAGGGGCATTATCTGCATCAGTGTGTTCGGGCCACTGAAAAGCACTTGCATAATAGAAATTGTTGATGTAATCATCAAACTGCAAAACACGTTCTAAAGCTTCCTTATTCTCAGGTTCAATGTTCCAGGTTTGCATAAAATTAGGCATTTGTTAAAGTGTTAAAAAAAAATTTATTATTACAACTTTTATGAGCGTAACTCACGTAATAACATCTCCAGCTCCTGAAGCAGCTCGTCATCAAACTGATTGTGATAGGTCTCATCAGGATCATAAACGTTGAAGTCACGCACCAAGTTATACAGGTGGTAAACACGTTCTTTTATAACCCAAAACTGCTGCACACGTTGCCTTGCAGTATCTAGTTCTTCAGAGGCGTTCTGAGGGTTATGAGTGTCCATTTATTTTTTTTTTTGAAGCCAGAAATGAAAAATAAAATTATTACTTGTCTTGATATTCCAATAGCTGTTCTTCGGCGTACTGGACGTTTGACCTCAGCATCTCCACTTCAAATGCTGCACTTTCAATGGCGCTTTGAAGGAACAAGTCACTGTTTTCACTTTGTCGCCCTTGACGCTCAAGCACATAAATTCGTTTTTTTAGCTCATGAATTTCATCTAACAGACTCAGGAGAGTGTCTAACAGTGTAGTCATGGGTTTTTTTTTCATAAGACTTTAAAATTTTTTTGTCAATTCACTTTGAAAATATGGAGGAAGTTATAAACGAATCCACGTTTTTTAATTACTTTTATGCGTTGTATCATAAGTATGGAGTGACTTGTTTAAAATGTTGTTGCTTGATCCTTCCAGCGCTGCCAGGACGACAGCTGCGGTACTGCAGCACCTGTGACTACTCTGTGCCAGAGCAGCTGAGTCACTGGCAAGATGTGTTTACTAACAGGTTGGTGTGGCACACCAATTTAAACGACACCTACATAACCTACACGGGGAACCCTGGAAAGTATTTGGAGCTGGTACCCTTGGAGTTCCTGTGTTTTAACTTCTCTGGTCAAGGGTTTTTTCATACTCTTGTTGACATTCAAAGAAGTTTTTCGTTACAAGAAAGCGCCGGGCCGCTTCATGAATCGGAAACCCCTTTGGACCGTCGTTATTTTTGCTTGCAGCGCATTCAGCAGTTCTGTGAAGAAGTGTGTCAGCTGACTGAAGATCTAGAGGACCTAAAAATGGCTCAAGTACTGAGGGACCGCATGAATGAGTACCATATTTTACCCTTTATTCTGCTAGACCGTGATAATCTTAATTTACACCTTCGTTCACTAGACATGGTGAGGTGGACTCCAAACATACATTCATCGTTTGCCTTGCACTCTCATCAAGAAGAGCAAAGAAATGTTACCCTGACCACTTTTTTAGAAGTGGGGGACGTTGTGTTGAGCATGGTGAACCATCAGTGCACCATTTGTTCTTTGGAATTCAATGTCCATCAGCCTTTGCTTCTTCTCAACGTCTGCCAGCACTTGTTTCATGAGCACTGTGTTAACAAGTGGCTACTTAAAAATCCCTCCTGCCCGCTTTGTCGTTCTAGCGTGTTTCAATTCAAATAAAAGTTTAGTAACACGGCACTCGGAAAGCGGACACAGGAAAATGGTATATAACGGATATTTCAGGACACAATCCGCCTTTCACCAGTGTGGGATGGTGGGGATATGACGGAGTGGCTCCCAATTTTTGTCAACCTTTGTTTACTAATAGTAGCATGGCACACGCTTTGTCCGGAGTTTGAAGGATGACATTCAAATTTATGACAAGTTAGAGCGGAAGGGCCCGCAACTGAAAGCTGATTTTGCTGCTCTCATACGTGCCTTTCGTCCGTCACAGCGTAAAGATGACATTGAACGTGTTAAAAAGTTTTATTTAAAGCGAGGTTACACCCCCATGTCTCCTGACAAGTTTGTGCAGTGGTTTGAGAGGTTATTTTAAAAGATAGTAAAATATTAGCAACAAGGGACATATTCAATTGTGACTGACTGGACTTCATTACTACTAGTACTGCTATATTGTCCTTCAACAGACGGCGTAAAACATTTGTTACACCTGTAAAACACTTCAGTTATTGGATCACAAAGTCCTTTCCAACAAAGCCATTGATCTTGATGCAATTCTGGTGTTCCGTCACAGTCAATAGTATCATGTCCCGGTTTGGGAGACATACCATACTTGACGCCATCAAACTCCACAAAGTCATTCCAATTTGTCAGCAACCGAATCCTGGCAATTACATCATCCACCTGAGCATTGAGAGCCTTCACTCTAACGTTTTCCAGCCTTTGTTTTTCTTCACAATCTCTTTTAAGCTGCACAGACTCCAACAAATACGCTTCTTTTCCTTGTGCATAAATTGCAGCAATATCTCTAAAATTTTGACATTCTAGTTCAAAATATTGCCTTATTGTTTTGCAGCAATCACACTGCAGCTCTCGTATCAATTTTCTAAAAGTTGCGCCACCAATTTTGATTGGTTTTTTAGTTTTGTAATTTCTTCCTGCCATTACAGTATCATAGTTGGCTTTGTTTCTTTGTAACCTTTGCAATTCAATGGCCTCGTAATCAAGAAATGCACTTTCGGGATATCTTCCTTCATTGCACCAGAACATCCATGAGGAAGGCCAATAGTAGTACCCTTTGCCATTATCTTTAAGATGATAACGTTTGCGTTTTTCAACATAATTGAAGGTTACTCCTTGGTGATAAGAGGGAAGTTTGTCATGCACAATATCGTCAATCTTAAAAAGGGGGTTACGCATCATAAACAAGTTTTTATTAGTCAACAAATAAATGTAAACTTTGAGGACGCAAACGCAAAAAATATAAAGGAAACAAACTTTTTTTCAAATTTTAAATGGCAACTTTGACACCACGTAACGCAATGCCAGTGTTGCCCACTTGTGTCGTGCGTCACGTGCTGGATTTTTTAGAGCTCCAGGACTTGGCGGCATGGCGACGGACAAGTAAGCAAGAGTTTGCCTACGTGGAGCATAGGACCAAGGAGCAGTGGAAGGGTTTTAGAAGTCTACAAAGGTTTGAGGCACACAGCTGGTTTCTGGATTTCATGAGCCAAACGTACTTGTGTGAGACTTGTGGCACGCGGTCCTCAGGCAGTCCAGATGCAGAGTCACTACAACTGTGTGACTCCTGTTTTATACAGACTGTGGAAGAAGCCACTCACTGTGAAGTGTGTGACATGTCGTTTTTCATGAACACGGGTGAAGTTTGTGTAGAGTGTGAATGGACTGTTTGCCCGGATTGCTCAACTCATGGAGAACTGAGGCAGTGTTTACAGTGTCTGGAGCTGTTTTGCGTTTCATGTATAGAAGAGCATGAAGATTAGCATAAAACCTGTTTGAATAAAAAAATGCCTACATGTACGTCATTTTAACTTTTTGGAAATCAAACTCCAATTTATTACAAGACCTACCTTTACACTTGCAAGCTGGCAGTTTCTTGAATATCATGTTTTTTTATTTACGCACGTGTTGCATGTATAAGTAATAAAATATTTTTTGTTTCAAACAAAAAAACTCACTTTTAAATGATTCAAGTTCTTTTAAACGACATCTGTGTTTACAAGGGCAAGTTGATTCCAGTGAACAGCACGGGCACCTATTTACCTGACCGAGCTGATTTTATGTTGTTTGTCCTCAACTTTCCAATTGATAGCAAAGAACCAGAGGAAGTCATAACCAAGTACTTGCTTGAAAATAATATTGCGCCAGCTCTGCCCGTAAAACAGTGCACGGTAAAATGGTTGAACGGCGAGTTGCTGCAGGCTCTGTATGCTCCATCGTTTGAATCTTACAAGACGATTGGAGAATATGTGATTACTCAGGATCTGTCCGGTTGCACATGGGAAAGCAGTTTAATCATGAATCCTACTTTTTACAATGTAAATTCGTGGTTACCCGTATTAGAACCGCTTGTTCAAGACCTGAAACGTTTATTGGAAGCTGGCATTGAACCATGCGGCAATTCCCTAAATTTTTTGGTCACTACACCAGGGTCTCCTTATCACGTGGACTCTATGGTTTCCTATCAAGTGCGTTACTTTGGTTACAACTTTGACAATGATAATGTTGCTGCCATTCAACGATTGCAACCCGGTGAGCTACTGAAACCGGTGTTAGCAAAACCCAAGTATTTTGCAGACACAGTGGCGGAAGCAGTTGAAACTGTCTTGAACCGGGTCAGGCCTATTTTCAATGAAGAGGATACGCCAGACCAAGACATCTCAGTTTTTCACCGACTCTGCGCTGAAGTAAGTCAGAAGTTGTTGTTGTAAAAGAAATAAAATTTTTTTGGTTGACGTATACAAAATCACTTTTTTAATTGCCTTTAAAATAGAAAGGCTCAAAAAGCACGGAGGTTGTGGTGAAACAGGAACGCCAACACATTGTCAAAACACATATTAGAGGACCAATTTGATGTACTTAACAAAAAAATATGCCGAGACTGGATAAAAAGAGAAAAGTTCTCTATTGTAAAATTATGTTGAAGATGAGTTTTACAAAAGAGAGCTTCTTTTCCTTTCCTTTACATCCAGGCTGTGCACATTTTTTTGTTATGGACATTAAATTGGTCCTTCGGTTTGTGCTTTTACAATGTGTAGGCCTTCCTTTTTCATGACAACCTTCAGCCTTACAATAAGTTTGCTGATAGATGCAATTAAAAATAAAACTTTTTATTACAAAACAAAAAAAATCACTTATAAATTATGCCTCCAAAACGAAAAAGAACTGTTCTTGTTGAAGAGGCGGCTGCTGCAGGTGCTTCTGCCAGTGCTGCTTCAGAGTTTGCAGAGGCTGATGATGGTGAGTCAAAGGAAGAGAGCATTCTTCAAGAACAAAAGAAAGAAGGGCCGGAACGTAAAAAGGCTTCTAAAACTTGTGAATATGGGGATTGCTCCACGCAAGCAACATTTGGTTTTGCTGATGGCAAACGTATTCGTTGCGGGCCTCATAGGTTGCCTGGAATGGATTGTCTAGCAGTAAAAAAATGTGTGGCTGAAGGATGTTGTGAAAGAGCACTTTATGGCCTTGAACAAGGAAGGCCGACACATTGTTATGATCACAAATCAGATGAGCAATTCGCTGTCCATAAGAAAAAATGTGCTCAGCCTAGTTGTCTTAAAGAACCTAATTTTGGATGGAAAGGTGAAGAACCTCTTTTTTGTAAAGATCATGCTGAAGAAGGTATGGATAATGTACGGAGCAGAAAGTGTTTGGAACCTGGTTGTGATACACAAGCTCATTATGGCCTTAAAGGTGAAAAGGCACATTGGTGTGTTGATCATTGTACAAAAGAAATGATCTTGATGAACAACAAATTTTGTGAAGAACCAGGTTGCACAAAAACTGCTTGTTTTGGATATATAAAAGGTCAACCAACCCACTGCAGAAAGCACGGTGACCCTGAAATGGAAAATGTAAAACAAAAACATTGTCAAGGACCTGGTTGTAAAAAGACAACGCTTTTATACGGCAACCACGTGACTGGACGTGCATTTTGTGCCACTTGCAGAGATGAAAAGCATCATTGGAAGCTTACAACTTGTAAAAAGGACAGATGCCGCAAAGTAGCAACTCATTCAGAAACTGGTTGTCTTCCCTTTGTTTTTTGCGAAAATCATTCCTGTGAGTTTTTAAGCTATCTGGAAACGAGATGCAAAAACATAGAATGCAATATGTCCTACATTTGTAATGAAGATGGATTTTGTGACGTTTGTACACCGAGCAAGAAATACGAGAAGGAGTCGGAAAACTTGATGAAAGCTTTTTTTATCAAGAAAGGTTTGAGTTTTGAGCATGATACACAATCTGCAGGTTCCACATGTTCCGAAAACAGACCGGACTTTGTGTTTAGGACACACTTTGGTATCATTGCCGTTGAGAACGATGAAAAACAGCATCAAGATCGTCTTTGTGAGTGTGAGCAACGACGGATGATAGGTTTACGTGAAGCGTTTGGAGAGGCTGTTTACTTCATTCGTTTTAACCCTGATTTGTACAAGCCTATAAGAGGCAGGAAAAGGACAAACAAGGTTCACCTGGACAGACGTCATAAGCAGCTGTTTGATGTTTTACAAAACGTTTTGAGTGATCCTGAGGCATTTTTTACAAGGTTTCCTGGCCTGTCTGTGTCCTACATGTATTATGACGACTGTGACACCCCCGCAAGCTGGCAGCCTACTGCAATTGTTTATTGAACACAGAACTAGTGAATTTTGTTAAGTTCGTCCAAAATAAACAAAAACACTGTTTTTTTTTGTTGGCGGGTTAAAAAAACGGAATGGACATTGTTGGGCACATTGTATTTACGCGCACGTATGCACGCAAAGTGAACCCTGATGACCCGGAGAGCCCAGTGGAAACTTGGGTTCAAACGATAAACCGTGTTCTCAATGCGTGTGACCGTCAGTTGCACGTAGGGTTTACGCCGGAGGAAAAAGAAGAGGCGTTTAACTTGATTCACAGCTTAAAGATGCTTCCGGCGGGCCGTTTTTTGTGGCAGTTGGGCACCGAGACAGTAGACCGCTTGGGGCTTCTATCGTTACAAAATTGTGCCTTTTGTGTGATTGATGCACCTGTGAGGCCGTTTACTTGGACAATGGATTGTTTGATGCTTGGTTGTGGCGTAGGATTTAATTTGGCGCCTGAACACGTGGCTAAAATTCCACATGTTAAACCAACACAAATTCAAGTCACCCGTTTGGACACCAAAGACGCCGATTTTATAGTCCCAGATTCACGGGAGGGCTGGGTGAAATTGCTTGGAAAACTTCTTAAGGCCCACTTTTATTCAGGAAAGAGCTTTACTTACTCTACTACTCTTCTGCGTTCCTCTGGTGCAGCTATTAAGGGCTTTGGAGGATCTGCATCGGGTCCAGAAATTCTTTGCAAGGGCATTAACTTAATTAACCAAGTTTTAAATCAGCGTGCCGGCAGGGCTCTTAAGTCTGTTGATGCTTTGGATATCATGAATATTATAGCAATGATTGTGGTGGCTGGAAACGTGCGCCGGAGTGCTCAAGTTGCTTTGGGAGTGGCTGAAGATAAGTATTTCCTCCGAGCCAAACGTTGGGACTTTGGAAACATACCTAATTGGCGCTGCAACTCTAACAACAGCATCCTGTGCAACAACATTGATGAACTTCCAAGCGAGTTTTGGGACGGCTACCAGGGGAACGGAGAACCATATGGACTATTGAACTTGCCTTTGAGCAGATCTTGTGGCAGACTGGGAGAATTGCAGTACCCAGACCCAGATGTTCAGGGGGGGAATCCCTGTATGGAACAATGCCTTTCTGCTTTCGAGACATGTGCTTTGGGAGAATTGGTGTTGCCCCGTATGGAAAGCAAAGAAGAGCTTTTCCGGTGTGCCCAGTTGCTCTACAGGATGATCAAACATTCCCTGAGGCTGCCCTGTCACCACCCGGAAACAGAGGCTATTGTGCACAAAAATATGCGCATGGGGCTTGGCATCACAGGGTATCTTCAAGCTACAGAGGAACAAAGGTCTTGGTTGTCCGAAACTTATGTAAAGTTGAGAGAGTATGACGTAGAATACTCACGTGCTCACGGATGGCCCACGTCAATTAAGCTGACAACGGTGAAGCCAAGTGGCACGCTGTCTTTGTTGGCAGGTTGCACATCGGGAGTGCACCCAGGCTATGCAAGGCAATACATTAGACGGATCCGTTTTGCGGCAGATAGCAAGCTGGTGCCTCTGTGCCGATCCCATGGATACCATGTGGAGTTTGTGCGGCAGTTTGATGGTTCTGTGGACAGGTCAACTGTGGTGGTAGAGTTTCCGTACAAGCTGCCTGACAGTGCTATCATAGCAAGCCAAGTGACGGCGTTGGACCAACTAAATTTTGTAAAAAGGATGCAAACAGAGTGGTCTGACAACGCGGTGTCCTGCTGCTTGGTGGGCAACACTCTGATTCACACTCATAAGGGTTTTCGGTATTTGGCAGACATCTGTAAAAAGGGACGTATTTTACCGTCTCCTTCTCCAATGTTTACGAGAGAAGAAGGGCGGGGTCAGTTTTATAGACACAACATGCAGGTGGTGTCTGCGGAGGGCTCTATACGCAAGTCTGATGCGTACTATCACAACGGCTACGCTTTAACGGTGACAGTTGGCTTGTCTAATGGGTCTAAGCTGGAGGGTACCCGCAACCACAAGGTGCAAGTGTTGGATGAGGAAACCCGTGAGATTGTGTGGCGAGAGTTGTCTAGTGTGACCATGGGAACGTACGTGGTTAGCCGTTTGGGTTTGGACATTTGGCCAGAGTCACAGTCTTACACTTTGACAAACCAGAGTGTGAAGTTGAACTACTGGGCGTCTGTGTTTGCGGTGAACATGTTGCCTGAGAATCACTTTACAGAAACAACGTCAGAGCAGTTTTTTGAGAGTGTGGCCTACTTTTTGGAGGTGCCTTGGACGTGGAGTGACTGCTGCACTTGCAAGTTGGAGAACGTGCTGGAGACCAAGTGGGGTTCTCTGTACCGTGGTGTGCCCCGGTTTGTGTTGCAGGGTACACGTGAGGTGGTGTTGCGTTACTTGTCCATGGTGTGGTTTTTGACACACAAGTATCACAAGGACAAGGTGGAGTTTACGGTGAGCAGCCCGTACCGCACAGCCTCTGTGTTACAAACATTGTTGGTGAACCTGGGTATTCCGGCAAACATTGTGCCTTGCAGAGAAGTGGATGGTCGGTACAACTTGTTGGTGTGTGGGCGTGATGCGGTGACGTACTTGGTCACTCTTTTCAAACGGGACCTGTCTGTGTTTGAGGAGCGGATGGTGCTGTCTGTGCGTCACTCTGATTTTGAGTTTCCGGAGGAGGCGTTTGTGGAAGGGCAGGACAGTGCGGGTTTGTGTGGTTTTGTGCCCAACATGCGTTTCAGGCAAGAGTTCCGTGAGGTGGTGTTACCGTCTGTGGTGTCCAAGGAGTTTAAGAGGCGAATGGAGACGGTGTGTGAACACCATGACCACAATTTGGACCGGCAGACACTGGCGCAGTTTTATGATTTGGGGCTGGATATATCTCAAGGTTACCTGTTGGACACGTCTTTTATGTTTCATCGGGTGACTTCTGTAGTGTTGGGGGATGTGCCTCAGAAGACGTTTGATGTGTCTGTGCCGGTGTCTAACTCTTACTTGGTGCAGGGTGGCATTGTGAGCCACAACACGGTGTACTACCGGCGTGAGGAGTTGCCGGCTATCAAGAGTTGGTTGTCTGAGAATTATGAGAACGGGGTGAAGACGTGCTCCTTTTTGCTGCACAGTGACCACGGGTTTGACCAGGCGCCGTTGGAGGAGATTACGCTTGAGAGGTACAATGAGATGGTGGCTCAGTGCAGGCCGTTTGAAGTGTCCTCTCCTGCTGCTGCGGTGTTGTCTACAACTGAGGATGATGTGTTGGATGTGGAGTGTGCAAGCGGTGCTTGTCCTGTACGGTAGGAAAAATTTAAACTTGTTACAAGAATAAAAAATAATGGATAAATCAGATTTGTATGCAAATTGTATTGCAATTGCACTAGACTTTGTAAAAATTTATTATGTGCTCTGTGGATTGGGAGAACCCAAACTCAATTTTCAAGAAGTGGACATGGTGAAGGACACAAACTCTCAAAAGCGTATTTTTAAAGTGTTGTGTGACCAAATTGTAACTCTGCACACTCGTGTGTATGCTCACAGTGACATGAATGAGTTGATTTATCGTTTGCTTAAAAACGCGCTTGAAATACCCAGCTTAGATGAGTTGCTACGCATTTCAAAGGCTTTGGATACACACTGTTTTGGCAATTTTTTTATGATAAACTTTCTTGTTCCAAACAACAGGTTCAATGATGACGTTGGCTTTTTGTTAGAAGTGTTAGACCCTGCTCTTTTGGTCAATGTTAAACCAAAGAAACTAAGTGCGGCTTTGCCGCCGGACAATAAGTGGCAGTTGAGTGTGTTGTCAGAGCCAAGTTTGAGTCATGTTGTACCATCAAACAATAATGTCACTGTTTTTGATGTGGGGCGTCAAACGTACTCCTCTTTGTATGTGATGCCTGCAGAAAAGATAAAGGCGCTGTCTGAGAAGTATAATACCTTAGAGGATATTGACGAAAATGGTGAACCGGTGTATAGCCCTGTGAGCAGTACTGAAAAGGCGTCTTTTATGTTACTTTTGGATAGTTTAAAGAGACAGATGGATTGGAAGAATGAATTTTTATTAAAATAACGGGAATCAACATTATGTTAGCAGCTGCCCTTCTTGAACCGGATCTTCTTACCCCCGCAGGAGCCGCAGGTACCCGATTCAGCATTGCGGGACCGGCCGCCCTTGCCACTCACGCAGGTGTCAGACAGGTCATTGGTGGCGGTGCGCCGACGGCAGCGCACGCAGTAAATGTTGCCACCCTTTTCGCCCTTACGGGACCGGGACCGGCTCTTGCTGCTTTTACGTCTAGGGGAACGGCTCTTACGGGAACGGGACTTACGGGATTGGCTTCTAGAGCGGCGGCGGGCGCCACCATGCAGGCTCCGTGACCGGCTTCTGGACCGGCTCTTGCTGCTTTTACGTCTAGGGGAACGGCTCTTACGGCACCGGGACTTACGGGATTGGCTTCTAGAGCGGCGGCGGGCGCCACCATGCAGGCTCCGTGACCGGCTTCTGGACCGGCGCACCCCACGGCGGGGGCTCCGAGAGGCTTTCCGGGAGGCTTTCCGGGAGGCTTTCCGGGAACGTGAATGAGACTTACGGGAATGGGAACGTGACCGAGATGCCATGGTTTTTATAAAGTCGTTTTTATTTACTTGACCAACATTTTTATTTTTTTGACTAATCAATACAAAAAAACAATGGCTCAGTTGTTGCCTTACAATTATGACGGCTCCAGTTGTTTTATGAACTCCCTATTGTGCGCACTGTTTGTGCCAGAGAGGTTACGGGTTGTGGACTCTTACTTGTTGCAGGGGGCACGGGTGAACATGGGGCATCCGACTTACCAGGAGCTCTGCAAAGTTTTGTCTCTAGCGGCAGCCGCTTTCAGAGGAACTCTTACCACATTCACACCGGAAGACTGTAGGCGCAAATTTGTAATGCTCCGGCCACTAATAGCACATCATGTTCAAATGTTGACACGAGTGGATTTCAGTGCGGGTCAACATGATACAGTGGATTTTTATGAAGCCTTGATGAGAACGTTCAATGTAGGTGGTGTGTTTTGCACACAAAAAACAGTAAACACCGTGTATACCAACGGCAAGACCACCAAGCAAACGTCTTTGGATCAAATGTTTCGTTACAGTGTGCACCATGCTCTTTTGGCAGGGAGGACCAAGTTTGAGACGCTGTTCCCCAGCGTTGACACACTAGAGGTTTCCTTTGCGTACCCTGACACTAACGTTAAAAATGATCAGGAGGATGTGTTGAAGGAGCAGCGCACCACAGTGGAGTTTGTGGGAGGGCCTGTTCTTTGCTTAACCCGGGAGATTCATCATTCCACGGTGCCACCAGTGGTGTACGGCCGTGTCAAGCCTAGCTCTGCTGCAGTCCTGCTCCCTGTTTTAAACACTGTCAAAAAACTTGTGCAGTGGTACGAACTTCAAGCGGTTGTTTGCTGGAAGGGTGTCATGACACGTTTTGGGGAACTGGGGCACTACGTGGCGTTTGTGTATAATCAGAACATGTGGTGGTTTTATAATGACTTGGACCACGTGGACAATGGCACAACAAGGTTGCAATCTGTGCCGGGAGGGCTAGAGTCACATCCAGAGTATTTACCCTCCTTAACTGGTGTGTTGTTTATCTATGCCATTGTGTCAAACGAAGGCATGGTTTTAAAGTAGTACACATGAAAAAACGGAACAAATAAGATGCCAACAATGTACAACCACACACACACTATTGCACATGTGATGTCTTCATGAAGAGGTAGTTGAAATAAAATAGGTGTTTTACATACTTCACAGTTTTGTACTTTTTCTTTTTGATACAACCAAGCTTTGAGGCACTCTTTGTGTACAAACTTCATTGACCCGGTACAGGCACATGGGGAAAGAAATGTTTGAGGCAAGCCAGTGTCCCAACAAAACTTGCATCTCACTTCTTCGTCTGACATTGAAATACACACACTTTTTTTGTTGAACCTTGTTTTTATTTTTTATGTCATTCTTGTTTAGCGCGTTAACTTAAAAAAAAATGTATCCTTGTTCATGGGTTTGCCCGTACACACTTTTTTTTTTGTTTGAACTGGGGTCCTATTTTTTTAATCATTTTCCGTCTCATTTCAAAAAAAATATGTTGGTGATTTTGACGGTGGGGTTCATCCTGTTTTTGCAACTGTGTCAACTAGCTCTCTTGACTTATATTTGTTACCGAGTGGTACAAGACAAGAACGCGACCGTCACGTTTTGCAAGTCGGTTTGGTTTCAACTGCAAGAAGACTTTTTACGGTTTGGGTTGCAGCCTGAAAAATAAAAAACTAAGTGTTTTAATTAAAAACATGAATCGTCAATACCAGTTCAATACGTACAGCCGGTCTCACAATTTACCAACTTCATCAGCGTACACGTTTCCAATTGTACCTCAGTTTGACCCTATTCAAACTTGGAGTTGGGCTCCTGCTAACTCTGCCACTGTTGCAGACGCTTTAGAGTACGCTAACAACAGATGCTACGCCTTTTATTTAGTGGGTTCTGGGCAAGTTCAAGCCAGCCCTCATCAGACACACATGTCAGTTGTAGCACCTGAAGGTTTTGTATGTCCCTACCGCTTCCGAACATAAATAAGTTTTTTTATTCATCATGTAACACTTCACTGTGCTTCCTTTTTTTAGCCCGTGGCTTTTTGGTATAGGTGCCTTCTCCCTCCTCTGCTGCTGCTCTCTTTAAATCCTTGACTATACTGTCTGTCCAGCCAAACAGTTCAGAAGCACTGGCCTCCTCCACCTGAACACTGCTCAGCTTACAGAGCTGACTGGACACACAGGACGGGTACATGGCGTCCTTGGTCAACGGCACCGGCTCCACAGACAGGGTGATGGACAAGTGATGTAAAAATTCAACCTGTTTTTGATACCTCTGCCAGGACGTTTTTAACAACGACTTTTCCAGCTTGCGTTTGCTCAATGGCGGGTTGCTGGTGCTGCTGGGCATGTTCCGGGTGGTGTTGTTTTTCAGCACACTCACCTCCAGTCCCAGTGACTTGCTGGGCTCTGTGGAGAACAACACCTTCCTCAAATCCTCTGGGAGCAGCACTTTGGGGCTGGTGTAGTCCTTGCAGGGCATGCCGCCATCCACCACCGGTGTCTTGGGGCAGAAGCAGCGCTGGACCATGTACTTGGACCGGAACTCAAAGTAAACCCGGCTGGAGTTGTGGCAGCCCGCTTTGTTGTTACAAAACGTAGACCCCGGGCCGTCCACGTTCACCAAGTAAAGGCAGGAGGACTTGGTTTTGTGATAAATAACTTTGATGACAGACATGTCTCTGTACGGGTTCTCGGGAGTGTTAAACTTCAACTGACTCATTAACGGATTACTGGTAAGAAACTGCTCCAGCAACGGCACCAGCTGGTTGTTCCCCATGACACGCTTCTTGTCCTCTTCCCGCAACTCCTTCCGGCTGACTACCAGAGTGCCCTTTTTCCTCAGATCCCTTCCTGTCGGCTCCTCCATGGCAATGCCAGGCGGCAACAAGAAGAACCCGTTTTTTACAGCACCCAACGGGCTGAAGCACCGTATGCTGGACTGCTTAACACAGAACAAATGGTTTTGTCTGAGACTCTCGGTGTCACTCTCAATCTTTTCTCCAAGAGAGTCAAGTGCCAGGAACCCGGTGTACGCCCGGCCGTCATTCACCATGGACTTTCCAGCGCAGTCATCACAGAGCACAAACCGGTCAAAGGCCACGTTCCGCATTTTTTTTCTCTTGACAGCACAGGTGTTGCACTTGGACATTTTTACAGATCCCACCATTCTCAAGCCGTTGGCCACGTGGACACAGCGGTCCAGCACGTCTTCCCAGGAGTTATGCGGCTCCAAGCGCCTCTGAATCTTGTTTAGGTGCATGACCGCCACTTTACGCAGGGTGAGACCCATGGCTGAATCCACCTCCAGGTCTGGGTAAATCACGTGGATCCCCGTTTTCCACATGTGCCCCACTTGCTTGGGAGGAGCGGTGAGAACAATGGCCCTAAACAACTGGTTACTCTTTTCCTCTGGGAAGCACGTGGTCATGGCAGTCCTCACCGCTTGTAACACATGAATAATAACTGCCTCTGACCACGGTTCTGAGTCCAACACATCCAGATCATAATGCATTTTGTACACCTCTGTGCGCCGTTCCACTAGGGAGATCACTTCCTTCCTGTCCAGTGCCAGGGCATACTGCTTCAAAAACTCGTCCATCATCACCTGATCAATAAACAACTTCCCCCCGTCCATACGGTAGTGAGTGGATGCAGCTACCGTCGGGTTCAGCTTTACGTACGAGGAAGTGGACGCCACATGAGACAACCAAGACAAGAAATCCATGAAAAAAATAAGATTTGTGAGTGGTCACCCCTTTTTCCCAAGTTTGACTCTAAGCAAGATAAAATAAATGCCAATAAAAAAAGTTGTAGACCCGGCAACGCTCAAATCAGAAACTTTTCAGCGGAATGGGTGACCAAGAGGATCTGTCAAGCCGGGATCTGTTTTTGCTGGATAGGGCGAACAAGGCAAAGAGGAGGCGTGAGCGTGTGCAAAGTGGAAGCAGTAGTACAAAAAAAAAGGGTCGTACTTTAGGTCCTTTAGGTCCTTTAGGTCCTTTAGGTCTTGTGCCTTTGGCTATTCCTTGCCGTGTGATACGAGATGATGACCTGGGTAAAATCAGGGTGTTGCATGCTGTGTTGGAAGAAAAGAGTCATCCTGCGTCTACGCCTACGCCTACGCCTCCTCAACCGTTAGATGTGTTGATTGAAGTGATGGAACAAGAGAAGCTGGCAGTTGTGGTTGTGCCTCCTTTGTGTGATTTGATGCCTGCTGTTGCAGAAGCTCCTTTGTCTGTACCTGCTGTTGCAGAAGCTTTTCCTCCCGTACCTGCTGTTGCAGAAGCTCCTTTGTCTGTGCCTGCCCCCAAAAAAGAGTCCATGTTTGCCAAGCAGTACGTGTCTTCCAGGCTGGACCGGATGTTTGGGCAAGACGCGGCTGTTCAAAGAGCCAAAACCTGGTATGGTACTGGAGAGTGGAAAAAAAAGCCACTGGTTTTATGGGGCCCTTGTGGCACTGGAAAAACGTTGTTGTGCAACTTGCTGGCGGCGTTCCATCAGGCTACCTGCACTTTGTATGAGGATGAGCTGGATGTCAAAGACAAAATAAAGGGGTGGCTTCAGGGGTCAAGAGCTGCCGGGCTTGGACTGCTGGCTTTTACCAAAGAAGTACACAAACCGTCGTGGCTCCTGATTGATGACTTGGATTCTTTAGAGGGGGAGTGCAGACGAGAGGTGATCACCCTGCTTAAACCTTTTATGGACGCCAAGGGCCTCAAACATTTTCCGGCACCTGTGTTTATCACTTGTGAAAACATTCATGACAAATCTGTGGCCGCGTTAAAGTCGGTGGCCTGGCCAAAGTCATGTGTTCAACTCAACCCTCATACCCTGTCAGATTTGACAAGACTGGCTAGAGCGGTAGCACCCACTGTGCCGTCAAAGCTGGCAGAGCAAGTGGCCACCCTGGCATGCGGTGACGCCCGAAAGTGCATCATGGAAGCACGGTTTGCTAGGGTGTTACAAAGTGTGCCCGAGTTTAACAGAGAAGAAAAGCTGTATCACAGCCCCTTTGACGCGGTGAAAGCACTGATTGAGTGCCCAGCTGTCAAGTCCAGAGCTTTGGACGGTCAAGAGTTTATGGTGCAGCAACTCATGTACCAGAATTACCCCAAGTTTAACTCCTCTATTGATGTAGTGTCCCGGGTGGCTGACGCCTTTAGTGAGTTCAACTTGTTTGAAAAGGACTTTGAGCACGGTGAGTACACGGAGCTGTACTTGACGTATGTCATTCCAAAAGTTTGCAGTGGCCGCGTCAAAAAGTATGATTTAAAGTTGGCTGGGAACTTTGTTCAAAAAAGGGGCAAGTGTAGCCTTGACCAATCTCTCATTGAAAAAGCATTGACACGGAAAATATTGGAGTAATAAAAAAATGTCAAAAAAATCTCTTTCCATTTCAGTGGTAGTCCTAGCGGTTTTATTGCTTGCTCTTCTCATTTTTGTGGCTGTGCAGTACGAAAAATACAAACGGTTGTACAGTGCCATCATGGTGGCTACCAATGACCCCATGAATCAAATCATTTTAACACCCGCTTCCATGCCGGTGGCAGGAAAGCCAGAGTCTCTTTTAGCTCACGGTATTTACGGCGCTCAACAGTTTGCCAAAAAACTAGCGCCCGCTGTTACCCTCCCAGACCCGCTGGTCCCAGTGTTACAGAGCAGTGATGCAGGATTTGTGATTGCCACAGTACCGTCTGATCCTACCGTGTTGTACGTGTTGTACAGGGGCACTCTGTTTGACTATGAGTGGAAGCATGATTTCAACTACATTCAAACAGTGCTAACAGTGGGCTCAGTAAACAGTACCGGAACAAAAGCCCGGGTACACAAGGGCTTTCAAAACATGTATCGGAAATACCAGCCTTACATTGTGAGTGCCATTAAAAAGTATGAACCCAAAGTGCTCTGGGTTGCCGGACACAGTTTGGGGGCAGCACTCACAGTGCTCACTGCGTTGGATGTGTCTGATTTGGTTCCTACTGTACACGCTTACACTTTTGCAGGCCCCAAAGTGGGTAACGCCGACTTTGTAACCTTGTTCAATTCATTGACTAACGTTGACTTACAACAGTTTGTGAATGACGCGGATGTGGTGCCATGGATTCCTTTGTCTGTCATGCCAAACGCCTGGTTGCCTTCTCTTCCCCTGTACTATGAACACATTCAAGCAGACAAAATGCACACCTTTTATGTCAATAACAAATCCTGGCAAAACAATCACTCCCTCGTCCTACACATGGCCTATGTGGACGGCTTACTTAGTAACATACAAATGTAAAAAACTAACTACTCTTGCTCCTGCTCCTGCAAAGGCTGCAAATCTTGCCCCTGCAAAGGCTGCAAATCTTGCCCCTGCAAAGGCCGCAAAGGCGGCAAAGCCCGTAGGATAGACACTAAATGCAACAAGTGCACTTTTTCAAACAGAGTTGCTTCTTTGACAAGGTTTTTTCCAAAAGGAGCCTTGTTGAAAGGTGTCTTGTTGAAAGGTGTCTTGTTGAAACCCTTGTCACAGTAAAATAGTTTTCGTGCCATCCGGATGGTGGTTTCCTCTACATCATCCACCCACCAAGTGGAACACAAGGAGGGCCGTCGGCAGCCCTCTGGTTTGGTGGCTTCCAGGTTCACAAGTGTGACACTGGTGATGCTTTGCATAATGTGCCATGTATTGACCAAGTCTTCTGTAACCGGCCAGGACGCCAGTAGAATGACATGGTCAGCGGCATTGGGTCCTTCACTAGCTTTTTTTAAAATGTGACGCACGTCAGTGTAACCTAGCCCCGGAAACGGCTGACCTTGCAACACCGTGAGAATATCTTCTTTGCTTTGTTCAGTGACTTCTTCATGAGGAGACACAGACAACTCCTTTAACTCATGTGTGAAGGGTGGCTTGTTGACACAACGTACCAAGCAACAAGCTTGAGCACCAAACGCTCCAAAGCGGAAGTGCACTTTTTTGCATGGCACACGCAAATGACTGACCAACTTTTGAAAAAAAAAGTTCAACTTTTTCATCACCACCAGCTGAAACGTCAGGCTCACAGACTGGTCAACAAGCACAGTGACCTTGACCATGTTCAAAAATAACTTAAATAATGTGGTTTTATTGTTATTGGGATCTCCTTTTTTTTTTTACGGAAAATACATGGCATCAGTTTCCATGAACAACGTGGGCTCTGCTCCACCCACACGGGCAGCATTAAACTGGTTGCGTTTCTTTTGCAGCCCTTCATCATTGTAGCGGCACATGCAAGGACGTCGTCCAATGGTGTGCTTGTAGCCCTGGGTGTCATCAATAGTGGGGCGGAGGAAACCCTGGAGACCACGGCTGCTCAGTTCATTTGAACGCCGCAGAGACGCGGTGCTAAACACAGGCAGGCCCGTCTGGGGGTCCAGACCGTCAGGGGTGGCATTGCTGACGTTGGGCATGTAGGCATCCAGCCCCAGGCCATCCGCATAGGTGTTGGGGGTCATGGACGCAGGGTCCTGAAAGTAGGACGACCCCAGGAAGGGGCTGGTGCTTACACTGACGGCCTGATCGGTTCCCATGGGTGAAGTGGACATGGGTTGGAGTGTGGTTTCCACGGTGGAGGGGAAGTTGTGAGAGACAAACAGCTGCTGAGCGGGCATTTGAGCCTGAGGACTCTTGGAGGGAATGAAGAGCGCCCCGCTGCCTGAGCTGGGCATGGCCATGGGAGTGGTAGACATGAGATGAGCAGCAGACTGTGGCTCGGACTTGAACGTGGTCATACCCACGCCGCTGTTAAACTCACTGTTGTAGTACCCCGGAGGCAGCTGGTTGGCACGTTGGTTCTCTGCATTCACGGCAGCAACATTGTAGCGGTGTCCTTGACCACGCTGTTGAGTGTTCATGCGCATGGAAGGCCTGCCACTGCCAGCCGCACGGTTCATGGCTGGAGAAGAAGAAGAAACCGTTTTAGGGTTTAAATTTTTAGCAGAGTCATCAATAGACTGGAGCTGTTCCTGGCGCTTGGCGTTTTGCACAGCAATTGCAATCACCCCACCTGCTGCTGCCAAAACCACCACCAAGATAATCCAAATTGCAACAGTTTTACCCTTTGCCATTTTTTTGTAAAAGTGTACAAGTTCTTTTTAGTATAGTGTGAACAAAATAAGTTTGAGTACACATGCATGCAGGCACACGTTCATCACACACAACTACAATAAATTGTAAAACTTTTGTGCTGTGACACAATAAAAACAACCTCATTTAAAATAACTTCAACTTTCTCCCAATGGCTTCTACCGGCTCTACTCCAACTTACACAAACATTGACGTCTCCAAATGGACTTTCAGTGAAGTGAAGCGCACTCCCACTGGTGCTGGCAGCATTCGTATTAAGCAGTCAGCAAGCAACTCCGTGGCACCGTTGTTCATCCTGGGCCGGATGCGTGCTCCGTTTGGCATCTCGGAACCGTACTGTGCTGATGAGTCCAAGTTGCAACAGCAGGACACGGAGAGCGGCCGTCGTAACCTGAACCTCTCTGTGGACAACCCCAACATCCGGGAGTGGCTGAGCAACCTGGATGACACTATAATCTCCTGGGTGATTGAAAACAGCACCTCGGTGTTTGGCAGGGTGCTCAAACGTTCCTCAGTGGAAGATGTGATCTACTTTCGGGCATTGCATGCCTCCAAGAACCCGGACTATGCCCCCACGTTCCGGGTTAAAGTCAACATAGCTGGAAGCAACCCCACCAAAATTTTGATTAACATCCCGGGTACTACCCAGTTCTTTTTGGGTAACAAGGAGGACTTGACTCGTGGAAGTGAAGTGATCCCAACTGTCTTGGCATACAGCATGTGGGTGACCAACAGCCAGATTGGGATCACCTTCATTGCCACTCACCTCCTGGTGTTCCAAGCCTCTACTGGGCCTGCCAACCCGTATGAGGGCTACACGGAGGCACCCCGTCCAGCCCTGACTTCTTCTTCTGCCAGTGCTGCTGGGTCTACTAGTGCTGCCAGTGCCTCTGATGATAAGAAGTTTACTTATGATGATGACCCCAGTGACATGTTTTAACATGCAAAATGCAAATGCGCGCGTTACAAGGCTTTTAAATAAACAAAGTTTTTAAATTATTTGTGCAGAGTACTATTAAAAAAAACACATGTCCGGTCCTAAGTTTGATCCCCTGGAACTAAACCGGCGCACTCAGGTGACCAAGGGCGCTTTAGTGTCCACACCGTTACCAGCCGATGCGGTGGTGCCCAATCTGGAGTTCAATGATGCCCTTCAGAGGTTTGCTGTGGTCAACCTAGCCAACAAACATTTGGTACCCAAAAGTGTGAGCCCTGCTGTCCGGGTGCTAGGCCTTTTTGCCACCGTGTCAGGTGCAGCAGACTTTGGAAGGCAATTGGCACCTCAATTACCCGGATGCAACATTTACGTGGTGGAGACTTGCAAGTGGAACATCATCCCACTGTCCTCTTTCCGGACGCCAGAGCAGTGTTTGGAAAAAGTAAACACCATGCTTACGGCACACTACAAAAAAATTGTCATTGAAAAGCTGGAGTTTGACCAACGGCGCAACCAAAATCCGGACAAGCAGCTGATGGAGGAGTCGGAGTTCAAGAACCCGGCGTACTCTCTGGCGCTGCAGGAGCTGACCAACCGGGGCATCACGGTGGAGGACTTACAACCAGAACTGGCTGCTCAGGCTGAAGAGGCCAAGAAGGCGTTGTTTGAACGTGTAAGGGCCGCTAAGCTCCGAGAGGTGTGTTCATCCAAAGTTGAGGATGGGGAGAAAAAGCAGGAACCGGAAACAAAAACGGAACAGGAACAGCCTCCAACGGAACAGGAACAGCCTCAAAACAAAGTGGGGTCCATGGACGGGCAAACTCCGGTGCAAATGAACTCTCTCCTGCTCTCAGCAGACTCTGACTATGTAGAGCCTCCTCAAAATCAACAGTTTATTACCATTTCATTTATGCAAGATGCAGAGGAGCCGGCCTATTGTATTTTTGGCGCCACCGAGACGTTGCAGGAGAGCAAGGGGTTTGACTACAACATTCTGCGCACTAGAGTGCCAGATCATGATGTGACGTTTGCGGAGGTTGGAAAGTGGCTGTACCCTGAAGGTGTGTTGGAAATGGAAAGGCTGGGCTTGGTAAGCCACCGTCTGGATGAACAAAACCGGATCATGGAACATAATCGGCGCAACAAAAACCTGTCTTACTCCACTCAAGAGGGTATGACCATTGAGGCTGACATGGTGCTGGATGAACATGGTAACATTGTGCCTCTACGCCCTCTGGGACAAGAAGAGCAAGAGGAAAAAGAAAAAGCGGATGGTTAATAACGGGGCAGTCTCTCTGTGCCAAACGGATGACTCAACATGTAGTTACTAGTCTCCACTGTCTGGTTTCTTTTCTCACCATAGATGGGCTGAGGGATGTTGTTGGGGTCTGGGATGCCTTCAATGCACCACCTATCCCAAAACCTCTGATAGTTGTCTTCATACACCAGGTTATCAATGTAGGAACGAATAAACATTTCATCTGTGATTCTCATTTGAGCAACATGGGGTGTTACAAGCGCAAACTTTTTACAAAAGTCAATTAAACGGGCTAGCAACATGTCTGAAAACTCCACAGTGGGTGTATCTGGATTCCCAGAGTTAAACCGCACCGCCACAGTCAACATGTGCTGCAGCTGTAACAAGTGAGGCCCTGATAAAAAAGCGTACGTAAAGGGGGTCCCGGGGTTATGCGTATGGTAGAACTCACTTAAACTTTGCATGTTATTTTATGAAACACCAATATAAAAAATACTGCTTTACAACGCGTAATGAGCACTGTGTTACTGTCTTTTGATGTGGGTATCCGAAACCTGGCTGTTTGTAAAGTGTCTGTAGAAGCTGATGACAGTCTACACATTTTCCACTGGGACGTTATGGACGTGCTGGAGGGCGCTGCTGCTACTGCTACTGCTACTGCTACTGCTACTGCTACTGCTACTGCTACTGCTACTGCTACTGCTACTGCTACTGCTCCTACAAGTAAAAAGCTCAGCATCCCTGACACTGCACGGCACATGATTGACACACTGTCCAAAAACGAAAGTGTTCTTCTTCATAACCCAGCGCCCACTGCCATCCTCATTGAACAACAGCCCGGTGGAAAATTTGTAAACGTGGGTATGAAAGCGTTGAGCCATGTACTGCAAAGTTTCATGTACATCAAAGCGCCCCACATACCCATTCACTTTGTGTCGGCCCGTAAAAAGTTACAAACCGCCGAGTCTCATGAAAAAGGCACTGCACAAAAAAAAAGGTACACCTCCAACAAGCAATTTGCCAAAGAGGCAGCTCTAGACCTGATCCAAACCAGGGTGGTGAACCGTGAAGAAGCACACAGCATATTCACAAGCCGGTCTAAAAAAGATGATTTGGCAGACTCTTTACTACAGGCAGTGTCCTTTTGCGCGGCACCTCCTCCCAAAAAACGGCGCACAAAAAAATAAGTATATTTTCCTTTCAAACATGAACTTGTTACGTTCCAACTTCAAGTCACCTTACCGTCAACTCCCATGGTGGCCAGACCGGTGGCAAATTTTGTTGAGTGATAGTGATTGCTGGTTTCATTTGGTCACTTTTAACACAAGTAATAAAGTGATTGTGTTGGCCAAGTGTTCCGTTCAGTGCTCTGAAAACAAAGAGGATGTGTTTGTACCTGTTGTAAACCGCGGACACGGCTATGCTCTAGTTCTTTTACGTTTGGTTTTGGAGCGTTTAGACTGTTTTGCGGTGCATGTACAAGCGGCAAGTGACAATGTTCCTGCCAACAAAACGTATGAAAAGGTGTTTGGGGCCCCTTGCAGTAGTTATAGACGGGTTCACTCATTACTACTTTGAAAAGCAAATAAAAGACATTGGGTTTTATTGATCATCTTCTTCAATTTCTTCCTCAGGCTCCGGGTCTTGTTCATCCTCTTCCTCTTCTTCCTCTTCACCATCCTCATCCTCATTACCCGTGTAGTACTCTATACTGGTGGCTTCACTCTCCTCCCCACTACTGGTTTCATACACAGACTCCTTTTCACCCTCCATCACATCCGCTTGGTCCGTCAGCTCATCGTCTGACAGGTTGGGCACTTCTAATCCGTTGGACAAAACTTGGTCCCTCAAAAAATCATTCAGCTTTGGTGGCAGCCCCAACTTTTGAAGAGGGTCATCCGTTTTTTTGGGACGATTGTGCTTCCAAGACACAGAGGACACACAAGCTTCATTCCAAAGTTGAACAAAGTCCTGGCGGGCTCCAAGTTGAAACAGGATAAACGGCCCCATCAGTAACAAACTATTATAGGGTTTTGGAAGCGGTATGGGACATGGGGTTGTCGCGCCAGACACTGTATAAAGTGTTACATTGTCAGGGTACACTGCCTTTTTTTCAAAACTGTGCACGTGAGTTGAAAACTTGACCACAATCTCAGTGGGTGACAACCTTTCTTTAACCTGCCCTTGAGCAATCACAGGAGACACCCCTGAACCACTACTCAACACAACAAATTGAGACATGTTTTATACGCAAATGCAAATTTAAAAAAAAAAAGGTTTTAATTTCTCGGGAGCAGCATAAACGGGCTTTGAAACGTGGGATAAAAATCAACAAGTTTCATCAAAAGACCAAGTGCAATGTACTGCTGCTTTTCCAAGCTACCGCAAGCCTCTGCCACATGACTGTACTCCAGTTCCACTTCAAGCACCTCTTCATCCCCCCACGTTGACCGGCACACCACAAACCACCAGTTCTTGTACTGATACCGCTTTTGTTGCTTGTGCCTTGTTTTTTCAGGTACAACCGTAAACCCTTCAGGTAAACTCACATGCTGCTCTGTGCTTAGAGACGCACGAATGTCCACCGTGTTAAACAAACTGGGTGGAGACCCAGTGCAAACCACATCCACATTTTTTAACCTTTTTTTGACAACATGTTCCACCGGAGCGTCCTCTACAAACACTTTTCTAGTTCGCACCAAATGATCATCCACTGTGTACACATAATCATGCACCGTCTCCCACTCGGCACTTTTAAACGCCCAGGCCGGAAAGGACTCCAACTTGGTTAAAACCGCGTCAAACAGTGCTGGAGTGACGCCTGCTGTGAAGGAGCCGTTACTCACTTTACCCATTCTAGCTTCCACTTCCACTTGCCTTTCTTTGCATTTGAGATGCGGACTGGTAAACACACCATCAATTGTGGTCATGTTACACCCAGTGGTCACCAGCTCCGTTACAGGGGTAAGCACCGCTTGAAAAACCGGAGGCACAAAGAGAGTTGACATGGTCTATTTTTTTTGCTAGTGTGTCAAAAATTATTTATTTATAGAGCTTTGTGTAAAAAATAAACCTATTTTTTTGGTACAGTCATGGGAATGCAGACGTTGTTATACACCAACTTGACATTGTCTGAACTTTGAATGTGTGTGTTTACACAAAACTCTTTGATGTAATAAGCTTGTGAAGTCCCTTTGGGTGCTGCGTCGTTCCACTGTTTTACTTTTTCATAACTAGCTTGAATCAAAGGTTCTCTGGAAAACAAGTCTTGCCAGGAGGTGGCCAAGTTCCTGCCAATGGGTCCAGACAGTTTGTTTGTCAACAATGTCTCTTGTAATCCGTAACACTTGTAAAAAATTTTCACGTCCTCATTTGCATACATGCTTTTGAGCATAATAATGTCTTGACCCTCCTGCAACATGTTTTTGTTTAGAGCACCTGACTAAAAAAATTCATCAATTTTTTGTCAAAAGTTTGAAGGACCTCTCTTAAAAAAACTTGGTCTCAATTTTTTGTCAAAAGTTTGAAGGGCCTCTCTTAAAAAAACTTGGTCTCAATTTTTTGTCAAAAGTTTGAAGGACCTCTCTCAAAAAAACTTGATCAAAAATTTTTGCAAATGTTTGCAGACCTTTCTTAAAAAAATTGAAGTATAAGTTGAAGACGTCTCTAAAAAAAATATTGAACCTTATTTTTTTTGACATAAAAAAATTTGACAATGAGTCGCCAGCAACATTTGCAGGAGCAGTTGCATTTGCGTAAGTGGCTTAACGTGTGGGGGTTTCCAGAGTTTTCAAGGAAGTTGTCTCTTACTAAATCTGTTTACTGTTGGAAAGTGTACAAGTCTAATTTGATACACGGGACACTTGTGGATTCAATAGAGTTGGAGCATTTACAGTCTTTGGAAATAAAGCTTAAAAACATTTATGATGCACCCGTTAATCATGGTGAAGGTTGTGATCGCAAGTTTTTACTTTTTCAACCTCATTTGTTTGAAAGTAGTGGGCAAATGTTTTCAGAGAAAACGAATGATATTTTATTTATAGATATGAAGCTTGGGCAATGTCATGACAATGTGTTTTGGCTGTATCTGTTTGGAGTAGTTGATCAAATGTACACTGGATTCATGTTAGTGAACACAATGGGAACTTTATGGTGGGGACATCATTCCTGGGGGTTAGACAAAGACGGAACTGTTATTGAAACTACAGGAAGTAATATTCCTAGGAGTATGAATCGTATTGTTTGCTACTTTGGCGTACCGGTGCCTGTAGATCAATTTGACACCTCATTTTCTGTGCCCAGCAGACGTGTATGTATGTTGTAAAAGACAATAAACTTCGTTTGCATTTTGTGTAAGTAGAAGCAACTTTTTTCATGTGCTGCAAACAAAAAAGTAAAACATGAACTATGCAATAGAAGACAAACATTGGTATGACTGGCTGCTCATGTATCAGCGCTGTTTTGGAAGGAGGGAGTTTGGACTGCTGGTCAACAATGAGTTGTTGTTACCCAACAATGATCTGTTTCTACCCAACAATGATCTGCTTTCACTGTACAACAAAACAGCAATTAGCAGCAGGCCATTAGTTATCATTTGTGACACGGATGAATCTGAAATAAACTGAGTTTTATTGTTGCTGGTGCAAGTTGACCAGGCTTCTCATGTCCACGCCCTGAGAGCCCAGCATGCTCATCAGAGAGCCACACATGGACTGAATCTTATGCATGTCTGTTCCGCCGTTGGTAATACTGTGTGCAAACGCCTGCAGCTCATTCATGTCTACCGTCTTCATAATGTCCACAGCCAAGTCTTGAATATTGACACTCTGCAGAGACCCACCATTCTCTAACGTGTTTGCAATAGCCATGGCCTTGCTTTGGATAGTGTTCATCATGTTGCTAGGCACTTGGTTGTAAATGTTGTACATGGATGAAAAGTTGCACAGGTTTTTGAGGTACTCCCAAATACTGGTCTTTGTATCAATATGCAGGGTAGCAGTCCACTTTTCGGGCAAAGACGTGGTTTCAAAAAAAGAGACGCCGTAGTCCCCTTGAAACAACCGCTCATCCTCTGATGTGACAAGGGTGTATACATTTGTAAAGTCCTCATGCCATCCAGTAATGTAGTTGACCGCCACTTGCCGCCGTTCCTCTGAGCTCTTGCTTTCCGAAAAATTGGTGTCAAACGCCTGCTTTAACAACTGAATTCTGTTGCACTCTGGAAACACCGTATTCAACTGAGTGATAAACTGCTCCAGCAACTGAACAAAAGACAACAGCACAGTAGTCAAATTGTCTTCTGTTTCTGTTGTTGCATCTGCGGTTTCAGGTGCAGGCTCGCGTTTTGATTCAGACGCCATACCCTTTGATTTTAAACTGACCCAGTGTAAAAAAAACAAAAACTTGCTTTTGCATAACACATACGCATATGCTACCCGTACCGGTACTGCTCACTTTGTACTCCTCGGCACGTGAGGTAAACAAAAATGTAGACACTGCTTGTTTTTATTTACTGCTGGCGTGCATTGTAACCTTGTTGCATGTGGGGCAAATGAAGTCTGTGAGCTGGCTCCTTGTGGCACCCCTGATGCTTTGGTACTTGTCCAAGCCTGTGCAAAAAGCCAGCAAACTTTTTGTAGAGAGTCGTTAATTTTCCTATGATACAAACAAAACACAAAGTATGCATGCTAGTTTACAAGACCGTGACATGGTGGTGATGGTGGCTGTCATTCTTGTCCTGATAGCCATTGTCTTGGTGTGCTGCAAACAAACAGTGCCTGCCGCAATCATAGTGGTTTTTACAATGATGTTACTGGCTTTGGCTATGGACAGCTCTGGCAAGGTGTTGGTTAAGGAATACTCAGCTCCTCAGGCAGCCACGGCAGCCAGAGTAAACAAAACCAAGACTTTTGCACCTGCTGTAAGAGTCAACACCACCACCAACATGCCGCCAATGTACCTTCCCATTCCACCCGGTGTGTATAACAACACCATGAGTCAGGTGGTACCCAAACCCGATTCATCTTACTGCTCAGCACCAGGCTTGGCTCAAGCTCAACAGCAACTAGACAACGCAGTTCCAATTAAAGACGTGACGTTGACCAATGTCCCAGTGATGCAGAATGACCCCCATCAAGCTCCAAAAAAATGCACCATCAACTCGGCGTACACTCAATACAACCCACCCCCAATCAATTCCACCGCCAGCAACACGTATCAAGACCTGTATGTCATTCCTACAGACATTTCAAGGCCTCCAGGCAAAGCAGTTGCCCAAGTGCAAGCCAAAACAAACATTGAGTGTATCAAAAAGGAGTTGGGGGCGTTTCCTAAACCAGATCGGATGCAGGGCAATGACGTTTTCTTGGGAAGTGAACCGTTGTTAGAATTGGAAATAACTAAGAGTGAACGTTTAAAAGAGACCAACTCTACTATTGAAGCACCTTCCGGCTCCAGCACTTTAACTGCGGCTCTAGATGTGTCTCCCCCGCCGCGCCCTAACTTCAACTACGTCAAACCTCTTCCTGACCATGACAAGGAAATGAAACGTAAAATTAGAAACGAAGGCCTTTATGGCATTCAGGGTGATTTGAACTGTTTGAACATGAGACGCTCTGCAGTTGCTAATACCGGATTTATTCAACCCATTCAAGCGCGTGAAGAGTTCTTACGTTACCTGGCCTACGACATGCCCAACTACAAGAACCAGTGGCAGACAGCGCGCTCCAACACAGTGAACTCTGACACTCGCTACTTTAAGTAAACAAAAAAAAATAAACACACTTTCTTTATTGTTCAAACAGGCGTACTCTACGTGAACGTCGTAAAATGGGTGGAGGTGAATGTAAATTAGGCGTTGATACACGCATAGGACGACTGAGCCCTACAGAGCGTAAACGCAGCGGTGTTTGAGACGCAATAGTAACAGCACTAGTACGTGCAGAACTGGGGGACGTTTCACTACTAGAGGTAGTAGACTCTTCAGAGCTGGTGGTGCTAGTACTTTCAGTGCCACTATAATCCAGTACTAAACTTTCAAACTCGGACGTGTCTCCAGGTGTAGGGGTGTCCCGAATGTCTGGAACGGGTCTTGGCTGTTGTTGCTGCTGTTGTTGCTGCTGTTGTTGCTGCTGTTGCTGCTGCTGTTGTTGCTGCTGTTGTTGCTGCTGTTGTTGCTGCTGTTGTTGCTGCTGTTGCTGCTGTTGCTGCTGTTGCTGCTGACGTAAATGTTGCAGAACTTCCACTAAAGGCAAATCAGTTGTGCTAGTAAAAGCAGATGCAGGCGTTGCCATTGCCGCCAAGTTAGATGTTGCCAATTCTCTGTCTCTTTCTCTAATCATGGTTTGCAAAGAACGGACTCTTTGACGGCTTACATTCAACTCAAATTTCAAGTCTTGAATGACACCTTCACGCACAAAAAGTTCGTCTTGACACACAGCATACTTTCTTTTCAAGCCTATGAACTTTTTTCCAATTTGGTCTTCAAACCTGTTGCTGCCTTCTGACAGCTTTTGTAAACACGGTAAACAGTTTAACATGTGTGCTTGAAGCTCCTCAGGTTGACATACTTTTTTACAAGGCGCCAAAGGCACGTTTTTGTTTTCAACAAGGCCAATAGATTGAAACAACTTACTCATTTCTTTGCGGCATCCAGGGCAGGTGGCGTTATTTGGAAATGCCTCTATGTTCATTTTGGTATAACAACCTCGGCAAAGTAACAAAGTGCAACACGTTTTATAAAAAAAAACTCGGTTGGTCTCATCCATACAGACCGAGCACACATCAGATTCCTTTACAGGTTCCATGAAAGTTAAAGAGTGGGTGAAAAAATGTATTACAATTTTTACTAAAAAAAATGAAAGCAAAAAAAAGGTAGGTTTACAATCTTTCCATAAAGTAGTCAATTTGCTGGTATAATTGCCCTAGAGAGCCACAGTTGTTAATAGTGTAGTCCGTGTTTTGAAGCTCCATGGCACCCGTTTCTGATTCATGCAGGTCCATGTTATGTACAAACGGTCTGTACACGTACACCACTTTTCCCCCCAGTCTTTGTATCAAGTCAACTTCATTTTGAAAACGAACGTCTGGGACAAGAATGACAGTGTCAGGGTTTTGTTGACGTTGTTTAGACCACCAAAACTCAAAGTGTTTGGTCCAAAACTCTGGATCCAGTTGATTCCTCACGTAATCCGTTCCAACTCTTTGAAACATTTGCCTGGGAGTAAGCCCCCAACGTGTATCTACCGTTTCTTTGGCTACTACATCGTACAACTGCTCTTCAGATAAAAGGTACAACTGCTGGCAAACCCGCTTCACCGGTTCAGCAAAAGCGTGGACAACACTGGAAGGAAAATAGCGTGACAGATGGGCGGCACAAGTGTTTTTTCCCGAGTTTTTGGGCCCTGCAATTCCTATCAACATGTTTTTGTTGAGGGCCAATGTTTTTTTTTTAAGACTTGGTAGAGACAATAGCAAACGACCAAATTTTTCAGTGTGTTAAATAAAAAAAAATGCAGACGTTTCATTTGAAAGGTGGAAAAAAATTAGGAGCTGGTTGGATCACCTTGATAGTCCTTGCATCTATTGGGGGTCTGATTGGGATTATTGTTGGCTTGTACTACGCCTTGGTGAACAGTGTAGAAAACAAGGTTGGAGGTAAGGACTGCATGAAAGATTCGGATTGCCCGGCTTATCAAAAGTGCGGACCAGCAGGCATTTGCATCCGTAGTTGTTCACAGTGTGCACCAGGGTCTTGTGGCTCGGATCTTTGCGGCGGAACTTGTCCATGCCCCACTGGACAAACCTGTAACACTTCTACTTCCACTTGTGTAGCATCCACAATTACTTCATCAGGAGCCGGAGCCGGAGCCGGAGCCGGAGCCGGAGCCGGATGTGACGGCAAGGTAGTCAATCCTGCCATTCCTTGTGTTTCAAAAAAGGTGAGAGCAGCAACAGTTGGGGGTTGTGGAGGTGCTTGTAAAGCTTCAGAA